TGTCCGACCTGCGAGCCGACCTGCGAGCCGACCTGCGAGCCGACCTGCGAGTCGACCTGCGAGCGGACCTGCGAGCCGACCTGCGAGCCGACCTGCGAGTAGACCTGCGAGCCGACCTGCGAGTAGACCTGCGAGCCGACCTGCGAGCCGACCTGCGAGCGGACCTGCGAGCCGACCTGCGAGCCGACCTGCGAGCCGACCTGCGAGCGGTTCAAAGCCTCCGCCACGATCAACGGCGCCAGTGCCTGTCCGATCGCACCCGCCCACGGCGACCCCAGCCACACGATCACCCGTGGCGGCTCCAGCCCACCGGCCCGATACGCCAGCCGTACGCCCTCCTCAGCTGCGGCACGGTCCGCCGGCTGCGTCGACAGGCCAAGGGCGAGCCATTCGTCTCGCTTGACCGCCAGCAGGGCCTGCTGCGCGTCGGTGAGCGCGGTGATCCGCGAAGGCTTGGCGGTGCTCATCTGACGGGCTCCTGGACGTAGTGGGGGCAATACCGGATGTGGTTGTCGTGCCAGGCACACATGCCGCGTTGGCCGAGGTGAATGGCCCCGACGAACAGCAGCACCATGAGCAGGCAGACGAGGACGGTCCCGAGCGGCGTGAAGCGCAGGCCGTGACCGTGGGGCGCGGTGTCGGTCCACGAGGTGCGGGCGGTCATGACGTCGCCTCGGCGGAGGCCGGTCACGACGACACCGCCCGCGCGGCCTCGGCCGCGTCAGCAGCGGCGTCGTTCTCGCAGTACGAGCAGTGCTCGTGGATGCATTCGCTGGCTGCCTTGTCGGCCTCCGCCCAAGCGCCACGCACCGCGTTGGCCACCGTGTGCCAGGCGTCGATCCAGTCGGCCGGGTCGTTCGACCTGCTCAAGAGCGAGCCGTTGCCGCCAAGCTCCTTGATCCGGTCCAGCCACCGCTGCGCCGCCTCGGGCCACGGTGCCTGCCCGATCCCGCTGTCATAGATGACGCTGTACAGACGACGCGCCGCCTCCGCCTTGGCGTCGTGGTCGCGTAGTGACGACGCATCGACGGTGATCCAGGGGCCGTTCTCGGCCATCGTCGTGAAGTCGGTGACCGATAGCCGTTGCCCGTACCTCATCCACTGCTCGGGGGCCCGCGGGTGCCGGACGTAGATCTGCGCCGTTGACAGGGAGACGAGCGCGATCTGCTCGCCGTGCTCATGCTCCGGGGGGAGCGGGGGCTCGTCGCCCATCGTGAGGAGTAGTCCGACCGTCCGGGGCAGCTCGTCCGCGAAGGGGGCGCGCCAGTTGTGCGGGGTGATCACGTCCCGGAGGTACGCGGCCTCGTTCTGCGCGGTGTCGCGCTCCCATGAGGTCGTGTCGAGCTGCTCACGGAGTGCGTCGCGCTCGGCCGTGACACCGGCGAGCTCCGCGCGCAGGGTGTCGGAGGAGCGGAGCCGCGAAAGCACGGCCGCTGGCAGCGGCAGACCAGGATCGGTAGTCACTCGGCCACCAGGCCAACCCCGAAACGATCCGTGATCTCAGTCGGGAGGAGTTCGTGGCCTTGGACCATCCACCAGATCGCCTCGTGGTAGCCGCTGCCTGTCCAGGAGACCGAGGCGAAGCCGTGCATCTCACCGGGCGTCTCCGTGACGACCAGGCCGAGCGCAGCGCACCAACGGCGCACGACGTTCTGCACGAGCCGCTCGCCGGTCGCGTCGACTAGGACCTCAGCGGCGGTCGTGACGGTCACCCGCGCCGGCGGCAGATCCTCCGTCGTGATCAAAGACGCAACCCGATGGAGCAGCGACGCGTGGGACGGGCAGGTCCGCGACGGCGTGGTGATCTCGTTGACCCGGCGCGCCGTCAGCTCGGCCAGTTCCGCGCGCATCGCCGCGACATCGACGGTCATGCCGGCACCGACTCAGCAGCGACCCATGGGCCCTCGACGATCAGGTGACTCGTCGTGTGCGACTTCCGTCGGCCGAGGGTCGGGTGCTCGTCGACATCGGTGGTGCCGGCGATGGCGGTTACCCACGCGTCGAAGTTCTCCGCCGTGTCGGTGTCGACAACCAGCCGACCGTCCCAGCGAAGCCGGGTCAACGTCGGCGTCGGCAGACCAGCGGCGATGCACTCACCCAGGACCCTGTACGCCTGGGTGCGGCGCGCGTGGTCCTGCGCCTCCTGGATCGAGTCCCGGTTGAGGGTGATGAACTCCGAGAGATCGAAGGCCGCGTCGGGCTGCAGGTAGTAGACGGGCTCGCCGTCGTCGTCGGGCAGAACGATCGAGCCGTCCGGACGCAGCGCGAAGGGGCTCATGCCGCACCCACCTGTGCCTGCGACGCCGCGTCCTCGATCTCGGCCGCGTACAACCCGGCCTGGTCGGCGGCGTCCTGCGCGGCCTGCGCCATCTCGCCGTACGCCCGGGCCAGCCGGATCGCGTAGTCCTCCGCGATCAGCCGGGGCAGACCGACCTGCCCGCTGGTCTGCTCGGCCAGGGCGGTGAAGCCTGCGGCGTCGACGAGCAACGCCGACTGGATCGCCCGCCAGTCAGCGGCGGTCCGGGGATCGGTCTTGATCATGTTGTGGGGCTCCTGGTTCACTAGTCGGGTAGGGCTCCGAGGGGCATCCGTGGTCGCGGGTGCCCCTCAGCCGTTCAGGCGCTACGTGCGCGGGATCGGGACGCGGCGAGCGACATCCGGGTCATGTGCGCGGCCTTCGCCGCCTTCGGGTCAGCGGCGGCCGCCCACTTCGCGGCGAGCGCGTCCCGGGCGGCTTTCGTCGCAGCGGCCCGGTCGCTGACCTGCGCCCAGCGGGACTGCGCCGCGAGCCGCGCGAGCATCGACCGCTGCGCAGGGGTGAGGCCCTTGCTGGCCGTCATGCGGCTGGGGCCTTTGTGCCACGCCGCGCAACGGTATGAGGCGTCAGATGAGTCACCTCGCGCATGTCAAAGAGCACAGATGTTGCGATCCCCAGCACCGAGCAGATGGCCTCGGCCAGGGCGGGCCGGCACCGCTTCACGTTGCCGTTCTTCAGCTTCGACACGAACTGACGGCTGACGACCTGGGGGTGCGACGGGGTGCCATGGAGCGCGTTGACGCCGCGTGCGATGTCGGCGCAGTCCTTATCGCTGACGATCATCTGGGCCGCCAGCTTCTCCGGCGACAGCAGTTCCGCATAGGTCCCCATCGGCCACCTCCTTTGTCTTCGACGGCTCATCGTTCGGTGCTCCGCATCATTGCTGGTTGCGCGCTTTCGCGCAAGTAGGTGAGTCACATGGTGTGGCGTGGTTGCGCAACCGTCAAGGACTTACCGGGTTGTAGTTCCGCAGTTCAGCGTGAAAGTTGCTCTGCGCGGCGCTTGTTTTAGTTGCGCACGGTGTGTCGGGCATCCTGCTAAACACGGGTGCGCAACCAACGAAGGTGGGTTCTGGCGGTGGCAAGGGACGGGACTGACGCTCCGGCGATGAGCCCGCTGGCCCGTCTCGTGGACGACGCGATGAAGCGTCGGGAATGGTCGACTCGTGACGTCGAGCGTCACGGGGGACCGCCGTACAGTACGACGGCCCGGATCATCAACCCTGGCGTCCGGTGGCGCCGACCACCCGGCGACGAGACGCTGGAGAAGCTCGGGAAGGCCCTCCGGATCCCCGTCTCGCGACTGCAGCAAGCCGCGGCCGAGACAGTCGGCTGGAACATCACCGACCGCAGCCCCTCGGAGCATGTCCGCACGATCGTGGCGGCGATGAGCACCATGGACGGCCGCACCCAGCAGGCGATCGCCGATGTCGTGCTGATCCTCGGAGAGCGACTGGAGGAGATCGCGGCCGCCGCTGAACTCGTCTCGGCGCGGGATCTGATGCAGCGGCGGAACCAGCTCGTGCATGGTGGACCCGCGGCGGACTATTTCTTCACGGTGCCCCAGCAGGACGGGAGTGAGTCGGTCATCGCGCTGGAGATCAAGACGCACGGGGGTATCACCGAGACCGCGGCCGTTGAGCAGCTGCTGACGTATCTCCGCGCAGCCGGCATCGAAGCCGATGAGGAGGGGGTTCCGGGTCGCGCGGGGATCGGGAAACTCGCGGTCGCCGGAGTCGCAGCACCTCTCCGTCATACGACGGAGCAGCTGGCTGCCCGCGCCGGCCATCCGGAACACGCCCCAGACGACACCGGCGAGGGCTCACAAGACACAGGCGACCGTCCGTGACGGTTTTGTCAGTGGCGGCACCTTGGATGCCGCCCATGTCCTGGCACCCCTGGCGAGCGATCCGGCATCTCGACGTGACGGTGCGGTGGGAACGCCGTGACGGCTTGCTGGGCAGCTGGGACGCGGCGACGCGCACCATGACGTTCCACCCGGACCAGAGTCAGCGGCAGCGGAGGTGCACCGCCGCGCACGAGCTCGTCCACGCCGAACGCGGCCACCAGGGCGAGTGCAACCGCCGACTGGAGCGCAAGGTCGACGAGGAAGCCGCGCGGCGGCTGATCACGCTGCCGAAGCTGGCTGACGCGCTGGTCTGGTGTGTTGACGAGTGGGAACTCGCCGAGGACCTGTGGGTGGATCAGGCGACGGTCCGGGTGCGGCTTGACACGCTGACGTCGTTGGAGCAGCAGTACATCGATGCCCGGATGGCCTCGCGAGATGGTGCAGCATGAGACGCGCAGTTCTGGGTCTGGTACTGCTGGCTGCGACTGGGTGCGCCTCCTCCGGCACGGACCCCAGCAACGGTCCGGCCGTGACCGACGATTCCGTGCAGTGCGAGGCCGAGCGGCACGCGATCGAGCGGGACAAGGCCGCGGCCGGTCAGGCCCAAGCGGCTGGCGATGAGGCCACGGCGAGCCAGAAGCGGCAGGACGTCGGCCTCGCCGCGCATATCGCCCGGGGCCTTGCCGGCTGCGACATCAGCGACCTTGTCGGTCCGTCGGTGGGGCAGTGACCGCCAAGCCTCGCAAGCCACCCGAGCTGACGCCGTTCGGTGCGTTGATCCGGGAGGCGATGGCCGACGCGGGCATGTCCTACGGCGAGGTCGAGGCCGCGGGCGGGCCGTCGCGGCAGACGACGTGGAACCTGGTGAACCGGTCGAGGACGATGCGGCCACCGAAGGACACGACGATCGAACAGCTGACGAAGGCGTTGCCGTCGTTGTCGGAGGAGGCGCTGCGGGTCGCGGTCGCGCAGGGGATGGGCCTGTCGGCGGCGCCGGCGGTGAACGATCCGTGGCGGGCGCTGGGGCGGGTGCTCGAGGAGAAGGCCACCGATCAGGAGCGGGATCTGGTCTTGGCGGCGGCGCGGGGGATGTGGGATCAGCTCCGGAAACGGCGCCTCAGATGAGGGCCGAAAGTGGAAACCTAGGACTGTCCGAGGTCAGCTCTACCGTCGTCGACATGGACGAGTTGACCGACCTCGAGCGGGAGGTCCTGACCTTCGAGCGGCAATGGTGGAAGTACGCCGGCGCGAAGGAGAGTGAAGTCCGGGAACGGTTCGGGCTCTCCGCGACGCGCTACTACCAGCTGGTCAATGCGCTGATCGACAAGCCGGTCGCCCTGGTGCACGATCCGATGCTGGTCAAGCGGCTACGACGGTTGCGGGCGACCCGACAACAGCAGCGGCGGGCCCGACCGACTGGCTAGAGCCAGCTCCGGAGTGCCGCAACGAGCCGGCACACGCGCACGACCTGCTCGGCGAGCCCCTCTGGTCCGGCCTCGGCGTCGACGCGGCAGACGAGCCAGCCCTGGTCGCGCAGGTAGGCATCCCGGCGTGCGTCCTTGACCGCGGTGGCGGGGTCCCACAGGTGCCGCGGCCCGTCGACCTCCATCGCGACCATGACGTCCAGCCAAGCGAAATCGATGCGGTAGCGGCCGGCGCGGTGCTGCTGCTTGACGTCAGACGGCGTGAACCGGGCACTGCCCAGGAGGCGACAGACGCGGTCCTCGAGGTCCGACCCGGCGACCCAGCCCTTGGCCAGGATGACGTCCCGGATCGCGCGGGACGCGCTCGCGGTCACAGCCGGTCTCCGAGGGCCATCCTGCGGTGCGCGTCGCGGGCCCGCTCTGCTGCTGCGCTCGCGGCATACCGCTGAAGCATCGACCGGGACCGCCACCCAGCGAGCTGCATCAGGTCGCCCTCGTTCCCGCCTTCGGCGAGCCACCGGTGCGCGGCGGTGTGCCGGAACTGGTGCGGGTGCAGCTCGGGCAGGCCGATCGCGGCGCCACGACGGCGGAGCATCTGGTAGATCCCGTTCGAGGTCAGCGGCCCCTTGCCCTTCTCGCCCAACCAGAGGCCGGGTTCACCGGCCCTGCGGTCGAGCTTGCGGGCGCGCAGGTACCGGTCTAGCGCGGCGGTCGTCCGGTTGCCGAACGGCAGAACGCGAGGCCGTCGGCCCTTGCCGAGGACGAGGCACTCCTGCCGGTCGAGGTCGACGTCGTCGACCTTGAGGTCCGCGATCTCGGTGAGCCGTCCGCCGGTGTCGAGGAACAGGCGGATGATCGCGATGTCGCGGCGGTCGACCTGGCGGCGGCCGGCGCAGGACGCGAGCAGCGCGGTGAGCTGCTCGTCGGTCAGGACGGGGACGGGCTGCTCGGGGACGATCGGTGGGGCGATGCGGCGCAGCGGGTCGTCGTCGAGCTCGTCCTCTTCGACGAGCCAGGTGAACCACTGCTGGAGGGCGCGGTAGGTGAGGCTCAGCGTGGCGGGGGAGCGGCCTTCGCTGTAGGCGGTCAGGAAGTCCTCGACGTGCTCGCGGCCGAGGTTGCCGACGTCGACGCCGGGGTGCTTCGCGGCGAGGAAGTCGAGGAGCTGTCCGGCGGCGCGGAGGTAGACGCGGGTCGTGTTGGGGCTCAGGTTGCGGACCCGCATCGACCGGTACCAGCTGTCCCGCAGTGAGGTGAGGGTCTCTGTCATGGGCGTGTTGTACACGTAGCCAGCGACAGTTTTTGGTTATCACGGTGATGAGGTAGTGCCATGCGTGGATAACCTTTGTGCTGTCGGACCATGGGTCGCCTCCGAGGCAAAGCCGCAGGTCAGACGCGGTGGGCGCGCCCGGCAGGAATCGAACCTGCGACCAAGTGCTTAGAAGATACTCATGCGCTTGTCTCTGTGCGGGTGAGCGTGGAGGGCTCCCGCGTAGGCTCCCTCTGTGCCTTCGGTTATCTGGTTGCAGCAGGCGGCCTTTGGGCGGCTACGCCTGTGACCGAGCCGGCTGTCCACCGCACCGCGGATCCGCCGGCCCCGGTGCTGGTCGACGACAACGGAGGGACGTGGCCGGGACACGTCCTTGGCTGGCGGGGCGACCGGGTGTACGTCACGTACTCGAGCGGCGTGGGACTGAAGCACCTGACCTGGGTCGCAGCCAACCAGGTGCACCGGGTCTAGCCGGTCAGTCGTCGCCGGGTGCCTTGGCCTTCTGCTCGGGGGTGCCGCCGGGCCAGAAGGCGTAGGGGTCCTCACCGTTGCCGTGGTGCGGGGCGTAGATGCGCACACCCTCGACCCGAAAGGACTCGCAGGTCTCGTGCAGCTCGATCGAGGCTATGCGGTCGAACACCCAGCGGACCCAGGCGTCCCGGCTGTAGGTCGCGACCGGCACCACGAACTCGTGCCGGGTGTACCGCATCTCGTCGGGCCGGTAGGTGTTGGGGTTCCAGGTGAAGACGTACAGGACTGCCCAGTTCTCCCCGTCGCGCCGGTCGAGGCGGAAGCGATCGCCGGGCGGCTGATCCCTGGTGTATTCGATCGACGCGAGGGCCTCCTCGAGTAGGTCCCAGGTCTGCGGGCGGGTCATCCGGCTGGGTCCGGTGGTGGTGTCTCGACGACGGCTGGTTCTTCGACCTGGACGCCGGTGGGTGCCTGGGCGGAGGGGCCGGCGACGACGACCCCTTCATCGGTGCGTTTGGCGACGACGGTGTCCCAGGGGGTGACTTGGCCGCGGACGTAGAACTGGACGCCGGTCTGGAGGGCGGCGACGGCGAGGACGAACAGGCCAGCTGCCTTGGCTCCGATGGTGTCGGTGAGGGCGGCGCCGCCGACGAGGACCTGTAGTGCGGCCAGCGTCGACATGACGGCCAGGACGGGGCTGTGCTTGCTGTCGGTCACGGGTGTGCTCCTGCTGGGGTGGGGTGGGCGATCTGGCGCAGCAGCGTCCACATCTGTGGTCCGACGCCGGGGGGGAAGCCGTGTTCGGCGGCGAGGGTGTTGATGGCGAGGGCGGTGTCCGGGTCGTAGATGCCGGTGACGTTGATCGAGTTCCCGGCCTTGTTGAGGGCGTTCTGGACGTCGGTGACGTCGTGGTGGCCGGGCAGGTCCCGCATCGGGGGGTCGGTGAGGCGTAGGAAGCGGTCGTGTCCGGAGGGGGGCGTGGGGACCGCGGGCGTCCAGGCGCCGATCTCGCCGGTGGCGGTATCGAGGTCCGCGCTGATGCCGCTGATCTTGACGCCGTTGCGGACCTGGCGGAGCCGGGCGCGGGCGTCCCAGCGGCCGTGCGACCAGGCGTAGGTCTGCCAGCCGTAGCGGGCGACGGCGGCGTTGAGGCAGCCGTTGACGACCCTGTAGGAGCCGTACACCCCGACCCGGGAGACGCCGAGGACCGAGGCGGCGCCGCGGAAGTAGTCCGCGATCGCCGGAGTGACGGTGGTGTCGATGTCGACGGCGAAGTAGATCGCGGCCGTCGGGGGGGCGCCGCAGGCGTTGGCTTGGGCGAGGGCGGCCTTGGCGTCCTGCACACCTGCGTCGCGGCCGTCGAGGGCCCGGTCGGCGGTGCTCTCCCAGACCAGCACGATCGACAGGCCAGCGGCGAGCCACCCCCTGGCCTCGTCGGGGTGCAGGTTCTTCCCGTCGGTGTGGGACAGGTAGCGGCACACGAACGTGTAGCCCTGCCGGCGGACGTCGCCGTAGTCGATCGCGGGGTGCCAGGCGAAGTCGATGCCGTTGCTCATGAGGCTCCACGGGTCGGGGTGGTGGTGGGCCGTGCTGGTCGGTGGAGCTCGACGGGCCCGACCGGGCCGTGGCAGTGGGGGCAGACGGCCCGGGGGTCGTCGTCGGCGTCGCGGATCGTCATCCGGGCGCAGCGTGGGGTGAGGCAGCGTTGGGCGGCGAGGCGCGGGACGGTCACCTCAGCCTCCGGATGGCGACGGGCTCGGGGTGGGTGAGGGACTGCGCGCTGGTTTCGGTGGGAGCGGGACGCGTGGGCAGGGCGGGACGGTGAGGTGGACCTGCTGGGCGATGGCCTCGACCTGGTCGCACAGGGCGAGCTGGAGTCGGCGGCTGTCGTTGCGGTCGGCGATGGCGCTTTGGTCGGACCGGGCCTGGTCCGCGGCGTACTGCCTGGTCAAGGCCGTGAGCTGGCGGGTGAGTTCGGTGTTGCGTTCGACGGCCGCCCGGGAAGACATGTCGGTCGCCCGGGCGCCCTTGACGGAGAACACGGCGCTGAGGCCGCCGAGGAGGATCAGTACGACAAGGCCGATGAGGAGGGGCAGCGCGGCGTGCTGACGCTGAGCTCTCTCGATCGCGGCGATGACCTCACGCTCGGTGTGGTCGTAGGGCTCGAGGGTCACGTCGAGTTCTCGTCCGCGACGGTGCTGCCTCGGCGGCTCGGGAGGTCGACGGTGTGACCGCGTTCCCGCTGGTCGCGCCACCAGCGGAGTTCAGCGGCGTTCTCGGCCAGGGCCTTGACCATGTCGCCGCTGACGCCCGCGAGGGTCTTCTCCCTGGCGAGGCCTTCCCCGACAAGCTCCTGGAGCTTGACGACGTTGACGGCCTGGACGCGGATGGCCCCGGCGGTCTCATTTTCCCGTTCGGCGACGGCGCGAGGAACGAGGTCACCTTTGACAATCATCCGGGCGACGTAGACCAGGCCGGCGACGGCCGCGGCTGATCCGCCCCCTTGGAGCCAGGGGGCGATTTGGCTCGCTCCGCTGTCGGCGGATGCGAGGACGACGGCGACGTTCCCGCCCCCGGCGACCGCGAGGGCGGCAGTGAGGGACGCCCCGGTGGCGATCACTCCGCCCGCTGTGTGTCGCGCATGGGTTGACGGTACGACAAAGAGACCTTGGCAGCCGGGAGGCTGTGGTGCCCGGGGCCCGCAGGCACCACCGTCAGAAACCGGGGACCTTCCCCCATACGGCGATGAGTGAGGAGTCGCTGGTCTTGACCATCTTCCAGCCGGCCACCGGCACTGCGGTCGATGCCAGCGCGGCGTTGCTGACCCAGTAGAAGTCATGACCGGGGTCGGCGCCGGACCCTGCGTTGTACAGGACCGTGCCAGCGTCGTCGTAGGCGTAGACGGTGATGCCGGGCATCCCGAGCCCGACACCCGCTCCGGTGCGGCCGAGTGTGCACCAGGTGGGGCGCGAGAAGTTGTCGACGTACCCGGTCGTGGACGGGTTGGTCGTCGGGTAGAGCGGGATCGCCGCCCAGTAGAACGTAGGCGCCATGAACTTCGTCATGTACGGGTTGGCGTCGTGTCTGATGCCGGGGCGGGCGGCGGCTTGCATCAGTAGTTGAGGCCGGCGACGAAGCCGCGCCAGTTCGTTGCGTCGTCGGCCATGAACGACAAGACGTCGGCCTTGCCGGCGGTGGTTGTGAGGGTGGGGGTGGTGCCGCCGGGCCAGAGGACGCTCGCGGGCCAGGTGGCGGTGCGGGAGCCGGTGCCGTCCTGCACGAGGGTGAGCGTGAACGACTTGCCGGCCGCGGGAGTGGGGAAGGTGAAGGTGCAGTTCCCGGTGAGGGTGACGCGGTGGATCGTGGCGACCGTGACATCCGGCAGGGTCAGCGCCGACCCGGACGCGGCGACGGTGTTGACCGTGTCGGGGCCGCCGATCTGCTGCCAGTTCAGGGTCCCGACGGCGAGGGCGACGAAGTTGTCGTAGGTGTCGGTACTGCCGCCGGTCGCGAAGCCGGCGCGGGTGTTCGCGGTCAGGGGCGAGGCGTCGAGGTAGATGACGCCGTAGTCGAAGGTGGTGCCGGCGCCGGTGTCGATGCGCCACCGGATCTGCCCGGTGGTGCTGGTCGTGAGGGTGATCCGGTCGGTGCGACCGGCGACGGGTGTGTAGCCGCCGTTGTTCGATCCGCTGGTGAGCTGCACCCCATTGCGGTAGAGCTGGAAGTTGCCGCTTGCGTTGACGTTCAGGACATAGCCGGTGGTGCCGCTGGTGTCGCTGAAGTTCGCGAGCAGCTGCGCGGAGCCACCAGCGGCAAACGTCCAGTCCAGGGAGACCTCGTGCCCCCCTGCGGCGAGGGGGACGGTGATCGGGTACTGGTTGTTCACGGTGGCCTGGTGGCTGACGATCTTGGGGCCGGTCTGACCGGGGTAGGCCGTCCAGGCGGCGCCACTGGAGGACGTGCCGAGGGCGAGCGCGTCCGGACGGTCGAAGTCGTCGGTGACGATGACGCCGGCGACGCCGGTCAGGACGTACTCCCGGCCGGTCAGGTCGTCTTGATGCAGGTCACCGAGGAGGCGGTCGAGGAACGGCGAGATGCCGTGCCCGACGGTGCTCCGGAACGAGGCGAAGGCCCCGGCTCCGCCGAGATCAAGCCAGTTCGTCGGGTCCGGCGGCGGCGCGCCGAGGATCTTCGCGAGCGCCATGTAGGGATGCGTGGCGACCTTCACGACCTGCCGCGGCAGGTAGGTCCGGGTGCCGTCGTACTCGCCCTGGTAGGTCAGGGGCAGGTCGCCGCCGCCGCGGCCGCCGCTCACCGCGCGAGCCCGGTCGCCGGGTCGACATACAGCGCCCGCTCGGCGAGCGCGGGCGACTCCGCCGGGGTGAGGGTGAGGGTGTCGGTGTCGACGTCGTACTCGACCTCTCCGACGGTGACCTGGACGGTGTCGCCGGCCAGCGACAGGTTCCGGGTCGGGTCGATCACCAGGACCGTCAGCGACAGCCCGGCCCGGACCGTCGCGAGGTCGACGGGCACCCCACCGGCGTTGAGGAGGTCCCCGCGCGTCGCGGTCCAGCCGCCCTCGTAGTGCGGCTGCGTCTTGGTCTTCGCCAGGTAGGTCGCGAGCTGCGCGTTGACCTCCGCCATCGTGAACGCGCCCTGCCCGGTCAGGTCGATCACGGCCTCGCGGGGGGCGATGTTCCCGGTCGGGCCGAGGCTGCCCAGGCCAGGGTGCACCGGGCCTTCCTGCGTCCCCACGCCGAGCGACGCGCCGCCGGTCGTCGCCCGGTAGGTGCCGGTCCGGCCGGTCGCGCCGACCGCGAGCGACCCGGTGCCCTGCCAGCGTGTGTAGAACTGCGACGTCTCGACCAGCGCCAGGTCGACCGCGGGCGACGAGAGAGACAGGACCGTCGCGGTGGCGTAGGCGAAGATCGCGTAGGCGGTGATCGTCGTCCCGTCGCTGTACAGGGTGAAGTCGTGCCCGGTCGCGAGGGCGCTGCCGTCCGGGAGGTAGAACGCCGGGTAGAACGTCGAGCCGGTGTCTGACGGTGGCGCGTCGAGGTGCTCAGCCCCGCGGAGCCCGGTCAGGGCGTCGACGTAGACGGCGTCGAGGCGGGTCACGAACCCGTCCAGGGTCCGGCCGATGTCCTGCCGTGCCCGCAGCAGCATGGTCGTGCCGTCGCCGGCCTGCGGGTAGAAGCGGATCACCCGGTCCAGGTCGACCCGCCAGCGTTTCCCCGCGGCGCTCGCGGCCTGCGTCAGGGCCTCGTCCATCATGAACGCGCCGTCGAAGGCGTACTGCCCCGATGCGACGGGGAGGGTGTCGACCCGGCGGAAGCGGCTGTGCCGCCCGGAGACGCGAGCGGCGTCGATGACCTCGTTCGGGTTGAGTGCGTTGTGCGTCGCCAGGCCGAGGGCGACGAAGTGCCCCGTTCCGGCGGCGTCACCGTCGGCGGTGATGCCGCGGCTGCCGTCGTCGTTGATGACCGGCGCGTTGAGTGTCCCGAGCCAAGCGTCGTCGGCGCCGCAGGTCACTCCGACGTCCCGGCCGGGGGTGAGCGCCCGGTGGGTGAACAGCGGGTCGACGTCCAGCACACACGACAACGCCTTCGACCCGCCGGGGAAGGCCGAGCTGTAGCGCAGCCCGGAGGTCTCCCCGAGCTGCCCCAGGTAGATCCGATCCGAACCGGCGTCGTCCGGCGCCGATGTCCAGACCTCCGGGCCGGCTCTCACGCGACGCGCTCAGCGAGCCACCGCGGGTAGTAGCCCAGCACCGGTGTCGCGGGCAGCGAGCTCGCCCCGTAGACGAGCAGCGCCCCGCCCTCATCCGCCGCCGACAGGGCCAGCGGCCCGCCCGAGACGCGGGGTTCGGTGACGGCGTAGGCACTCGCCCGGGTCGTCGCCGTGTTCGACGACCACATCGGGCCGATCGCATCCCCCACGTCGGGGGCGTCGATCCATGCCTCGAGCGCACCGGCGCCAGTCCCGGCTGCCTGCGAGAGGGCCTGGACGGTCTGCCCGCGGGTGTCCAGCAACATCACGGTGAGGAACGTTGACGAGCCGCTGTCCGCGACCGTGATCGTGATCGAGGACGTCGCGCCGGCTGGGCGGTCGACGAGGGGCAGGGTGATGTTCCCGACGACGAGGTGCCGCAGGTTCAGCGAGCTCGTGTAGGCCTTGATGAGCTGCTGGCTGACGGTCGTGCCGCTCTGCGTGACGGTGACGGTGACGGTGCGGGCCTGGCCGGGGGCACCGTAGCTCTGCATCCCGAGGACGAGGCTGTAGGTGCCGCGGAGCCGCTGCGCGTTCGCCAGGGTCACCGGTCCGCCGGTCAGGTCCCCGATGATCGGAGCGGTCGGATCAGCGTCGACCGGGGGACGGTGGATCAGCCACGCATCGGTCGCGGCCGCGAACCCCATCGCGGCACCGATCGGTGACCGGGCCGACCCGATCAGGCCGTGCAGGGTGAACAGCTTCCCGAGCTGCACCGTCGAGGCGAGGGTCAGCGACGGCGTGACCGAGACGGGGGAGCGGCCGTAGGGCAGGGCGGGGATCGTCAGGTCGACCTGCTGGACGAAGTCCTCTTCGAGCATCACGTCCCAGCGGACCGTTGCCTGCGCCGGGAAGCAGTCGAAGACCAGCGGCAGGCCAGCGTCGGGAGTCCACGTCAGGGTGTACGTGTCGCTGTCGACGTCATCAAGGAGCGCATCGACTCGGGCAGTCAGGTCATCGCGGTCAGCGCCGATGACGAGAATCGGGAGGGTGAACGTGCGGTTCCCGACATGGGTGCGGTGGACCCGCTCCCCGTCCAGGAGCAGCGCCTGCACAGCGGCGGTCACGGTCTGCGGGTCCCCGAGGTCGTACTGCAGCAGCAGATGCGCGCCCGGCGCTTTCGGGTCGGCAGGGAGCAGCTCGCCGACCGTGCCGAGGACCAGCGAGGAGCTCATCGCGGCACCGCCGTCCGGGTCTTCGCGGTGCTCGTCACCTTCGCGTTCTTCTGGGCCTGGTCGACGGCCTTCGCGATCAGCGCCGGCTGCGCCGCGATCTGCTTGTTCAAGACGGCAACTTGCGCGTTGAGACGCGCGAGCTCCGCGTTCGCGCGGCCCTGGGCTCCGGCGCCGAACTGCCGGTCGGTGGCTTGCTGCGCGACGACCTGGGCCTGCTGACGGATCTGGCTCTCAATCGTCCCGACCTGCTTGAGCTGGTCGTTGGTGCCCATCGCGAGGGCCGCCGCGATCGCCCGGCCCTGTTCGGGACCTGCCTGCGCGAGCTCGGCGAGGACACCCTTGTCGAGGCCGCGCTTCCCGAGGGTCGCGAGGTTCTTCGAGAACAGCGCATCGGCGCGAAGCCGGTTCTGCAGCTGCGCCCCGATCCCGCCAGCTGTCGCGAGACTGTTGTCCGGCAGCAGACCGGTGATCCCGGAGAAGGCTCCGACTTGACCGAGGACCTGCGAGCGGAAGTCGCTGATCCGCTTGCCCTGTGCGGCGATGCTGGCCTGGGACTGCTTGAGGGCGTCGAGCTGCGTCTGCAGCGCCTCGGTGACCTTCTCGCCGGCTGCCCGCGCCGCCTCGGTGGCTGCGGTGATCGCGTCGGCCTGGGCCTGCTGGTTCTTCGCGTACTGGTCCTGGGCGTACTTCGTGGCCGCCGCGGCCCGCTTGGCTGCCTCTGCCGCCTGGTTGGCGGCCTTCTGCGTCGGCGTGATGGCCGTGCCAGCAGCAAGAGCGTGTCGGCCTTCGTCGATGTGGCCGGCGGCGGGGTCGCCCCGGTCGGGGGGGCGGAAGCCGGGGTGGTCGGCGGTGTACTGGTCGGGGTTCGCGTCATACGCCGCCTGGGCGAGGGTGCCGAGGTTCTCGTAGGTGTTGGGCAGGTTCTTGATGTAGTCGTGGTCGTCCTTCAGGCCCTTGATCGCCTTCCACGCCTCGTATGCCGTGGCCAGCACAGCGGCTAGGGCCGCAACCTCCGGGAGCGCGAGCTTCGACGAGGCCCCGACCGCCTCGATGCCCGCGGCAGCGCCCGTCCCCGAAGCGGCGATGCCGGCCACCCCGGTCGCGACGGCGGGCAGGACCTCAGTCGCCGCGAGGCGGGCGTTCCAGATCGAGGCGGCCTTCGACGCTCCCGCGAACGCAGCCATCCCGATCGCCGCGTCCTTGAACGCGTTCGGGTGGTCGATGAAGAACTTGATGACGGCGATGACCGGCTTGAATGCCTCGCCCAAGCCCTTCGCGTCTTCAGCGAGGTAGCCCAGCTCGCGGCGCAGATCACCGCCCGTGCCCACACCGCGGTCGAACTCGTCGACGAGCTTGGAGAACTTCCGCTCCCCATCCAGGACGTAGGGCAGGAGCTTCTCACCGAGCTCCGCGCTGATGTCCGCGAACTGCTTGTGCAAGATCCGGGTCTGGTTGGCGTACCCGTCGGCGGTGCGGGCGGCGTCGCCCTGAGCGGTCGCCGTGTCCTTCAGGATGATCTGGTACGCGGCCTGCGCCTTCTGCGCCGCCGTCAGCGGGGTCTTCTGCCCCGCGAGGGCCTTCGTCAGCGCATCGTTTGCCCGGTTGAGCTTGTCCTGCGCTAGCGCCGCATCGATGGTGCCCTTGCCGTGCTCACGCTGCACCTTCGCCAGGTTGACCACGGCCGCGGCGACGGCATCGTGCGCCGCCGTGATAGCCGGGCCGTCCTTGACCGGCTGGGCGATCCCGAGCGCGAACGCCTCCGCCTGGATGCGGCTCTCCGACAGCGTGACGCCGAATTTGCGGAGCGGCTCGGCCTCGCCGAGAAGACCGGAGCGTAGGGCGAGGAGCGCCTCGTCCGTGCCGACGTTGTTGAACGACGACAGGTCCTCCGCGAGACCCACGAGCTTCGTCGACAGGTCCGCCGCCGGCTTCTCTCCGATGCCCAGCGAGACGAACAGGTTCCCGAACGTCGCGGACGCCTCGATCGCCGCCTGCTTCGACAGCAGCAGGTTCCGCTGCGAGTCATCCGCGAAGGCGGTGACGGCACCGGCTGCGTCGTGGAAGACCGCGACGTTCTTGCCCATCGACTCGTGCAGGTCCGACGCCGCGGTGATCGTGCCCTCGAGCGCGCGGAACCCCCCGCCGATCAGGTCGGCGCCGAAGATCGAGGTGATCCCGGCACCGACGAGCTTGCCGAAGCTCAGCCCGTGCTCCTTGCCGCGCTTGTTGAGCTCCGCGCCGAAGTCGTCGCCGGCCTGCCTCGCGAACGGCCGCAGAGCCGGGGCGATGGCCTTGCCCAGCACGGTCCCGAACCGGTCACCGGCCTTCGCTGCAGCCCGGTTCAGGGGGGTGTCGATCTCGCGCTCGAACTTGCCCTGATCGACGAGGGCGCGGATCTCCAGCTCGACGGACCCGGCGACCGTCATGCCTCGTCACCGTCCGGCTCCCAGCCGGCCGACAGCCACGTATCGTCGTCAGCTTGGTCGGACCGGGCGACATACGGCAGATGCGCGAAGCCCTCCGCGGTCGCGATGTGCACGATCACGTCGACCTGTGGCAGGACGTCGCGGCTGATCCCGTGCGCCGCGAGGAACCGGGACTCCTCGACGAGCAGGACGTCGATGACGGCGCAGACCTCGTCGGCCGGCCGATCGCGCCACCGGCCCAGACCGGCGAGCAGGCACCGGCCGTCCAGGAGCCCCGCGTTCTCACGCGCCCACCTCAGGTACCGGAGGGCGACCGGGTAGGGCGGGCCGTGTACACCTCGTAGAGCCGCTGCGCGACCTGCGCCACTGCCTTGCTCGAGATGTTGTAGTCGGGGCTGAACCGGACCTCATGCCAGCGGGCGTGGCTCTCGGGCAGGAACGCCGCGTCGAACAGGTCGAAGACAGCGCCGCCGCCGGTCCGGCTCACCGAGCTGCCGTACATGGCGTCGAGGCCGTTGAGGACGCCGGCGTTGACGAAGGGCCGGCAGCGGAACTCCTCGGTGGTCTCCTCCCACTCCCGGAACCCGTTCTCGTCTTCCTCGGTGACGGCCTTGTGGAAGATGACCGGGATCACGATCGGCTTCTGGTCGGTGTCCGGCGGCTCGGAGCGGATCGGCTCGATGCTCAACGTGTTCCTCCTGGCAGGTGGCTGCCCACGCTACGCGGTCAAAGCGTCAAACGAGCGTTGGCGACCGCCTACCGGCGTGCCTCATCCAGGGCCCGGGTCATGAAGTGCGTCGCCTTGGTCCCCGGGTGCATGACCTTCTTCACCGTGACGCGCCTGCCGTTGACCACGAACGACAGAGCCTTCTTGCTGACCGGGCGGATCTCGTGTTCGCGGGTGCCGTACTCGGCCCAGACAGCCCGGGCGTCGGGGAGTTGCTCGCCGGCGATGACCCGGCCGAGGACGCCGCGGGCGTCGATCCCAACTCGGCTGAGGATGTTCCGCTCGAGTTCCCGGCTTCGCTTCGGGGCAAGGTCCTTGGCCTTGAGCTGCACGTTGCGGGTGCGGCGTTGGATGTCGCGGGCAACTGGCCCGTCGGGGCCGCGGAGGACCCGGTCGAGGGCGACCGGATCCGGCCGGAAGGTCACGGCGACCCGTCCCTACCGTCGATGTCCACGACGGCACTCCCACCACGCGCTCCCGTACTCGAATGGGTCGAGCAGCGTCGGCGTGTGCGACCACGAGCGGTAGCGGAACCGCGTCCAGCGCCAGCAACGCCAGCACCAGTGACGCTCGCGAACGTGACCGAGGAAGGGATGCAAGGCCTCAGAGGGGGGCGGGATCATCATGACCGGGCCAGCGGGATGACGAGGAGCGCCCGGACGCCGGCCATCGCACCGCGCGGCCCGAGGATCGTCGCGGCGCCCGTCAATGCCTCACCGTTGAGGTCGAGGGTCTCCGCGGCGAGGTCCGCGCTGTTGATCAGCAGCAGCATGTCCTCGTGCAGCATCGCAGCCGCGGCCGTCAACGCATCCGCCGACGGGATGGCCGTCCCGTTGTTCGCCGGGTGGCAGCGCCACAGCTCGACGGCGATCTCCGCACTCACCGGCCCGCCGCACGGCTGCGGCTGCGTCGCCTCCCGACCCGGCAGCCCCGGATAGCAGCGGGCGACGTACACGGCGAGCTCCTCACCGTCCCCCGCGGGCTGCGCGACCGAGATCAGCTGCCGGGCGGGCAGGCTCATCTCGTAGGCCGCGTAGATCGCACCCGTCGAGTTGAGCAGCGCCGTGCAGGCGGCTTGCAGACCGTCGAATGTGGTCACGTCGCCTTGGCGGGCTTCGTCGTCTTCGGCTCCTCGGCCGTCGGCTTCGCGGTCGCGGGCTGCTTCGCCGGCGCGGTGCCGACGGTCGCGTCCTGGTCGTCGTTGACCGGCGTGTGCTTCGCGGTCTTCGCGGGCTCGTCCTTCTCAGCCTTCTTCGCGGTCGTCTTCGTCGGGTCGGTGTCGGTCATGACGTTCTCCTGATCCGGGGGAGGTCGGGGGACAGCACCCGCGGGCGGGCACCGGAGTGCGCACGGGGGTTCACCGAGTGCACCCACGCGTCGACGGTGTTGAGCCCGGTCATGCCGTGCTCGAGGAGCACCGTCGGGTCGGCGAACGTCGTGAGCACGTCCTGCCGGGTGATGGACGTGACCCGGTCCGGGAGCCGGCACTCGGTGCTCCCCACCCCAGCAAGAACGAGCTCGGTGGCGTAGGCCTGCGCGGCCAGGACCCCCGCCGCCGGCGGCGCAAGCCCCCACTCGTAGGTGACGTGCATCCGCGGTGTCGTCGTGTCGGCGATGCCCGTCCCGACCAGTGGCCAGTAGCTCCCGTCGGTTCGGACGAGGACGGCGTTGTCGTCGAGGCGGTAGCCGGCCGGGTCGAGGACTGCTCCGTCGATCGTGACTTCGGTGATGCTCAGCACGGGCCGGTCGGGCAGGGTGACCTCAGCGCGGCAGGAGCAGCCGAAGATCCACCCGATCGGCCAGTAGCCGACGAGGCCACCCTGCGCGCCCCACATGTCGGAGCGGCCGACTGCCGCACCGATGTCGCAGCCGCACGCCGGGGGCAGGACCAGGACGTCACCGGTCCGCAGCCCGCTGAACTGCCGCCCCGACAGGCCCCACAGGATCTCCGTCGCGGCCTGCGCCCAGGTGTCGAGCTTCGCGATGTCGATGCTGACCAGCCGCGGGTCGGCCTGCAGCGTCGCGCCGGTGACCCACGGTGCGATCGGGTCACCCACAGCCGCGGCAGTCATACCGGGCAGGGTACGCGGACGCGACGCATTGACGCGTCAAGCGGGGCAGCGGGTGTCAGCCCCGCATGCCAGCGAGGATCGCGTTGAGCTGGTGCGAGGCGTCGCGATCCGGGGTGCGGGCCCGGACGTCGTACTCGACCGTGGTCTCGGGCTTGTCGTGCCTCATCGCGATCATGACGTCTCGCAGGTCGGCGCCGGAGGCCAGCAGTGTCATCGCGAAGGCCCGACGGAAGCTGTGCGGCGTGACGTCTGCGGGCAGGACGGCCTCGGCTGCGAGCTTCTGGATGAGCAGATGAGCGTTCGGTCGCCTCATTCGCAGGCCCCGCTCGTTGAGCAGGATCGGCCCGACCTCGCGATCACCGATGGCCGTCTTCACAGCCCGGGCGACGGGCACGGCCAGGGGGAGCTCGGCGTACTTGTCGCCCTTCCCTCGGAACCGGATCATCAGGGCGATGAGGGCATGCGCCATCGGGCTGTGCTTCTCGGCCGCATCCATGAAGATTCCGTGCACGAGGGGGCTCATGCCGACGCGCTTCTGCTCCTCCTTGCGGATCTTCGGCCGGTCGACGGCGAGGGCCGGGTTCTTCGGGATGATGTCGTCGATGGCGGCGTACTTGTAGAAGACGGCGACGGTGCCGAACCGGTTGTTGATCGTCGAGGTCGCGAGCGGCTTGCCGGTGAAGTGGTTGGTCTGGTTCTCCATGTGGCGGATGTAGAGCTCGAGGTGCCCGCGGCCGACCTGCAGCGGGTGGACGCGAGTGGCGGCGCACCAGTCGAGGAAGAGCTCGAAGTCGCGGGTGTAGTCCAGGAGAGTCTGGCCCTTGTAGCGGGCGAGCCAGCCGGCGATCGCCCGCTTGAGCGGGTCGGTCGATTCGAGACCGTGGCCGACGTCGCTCTGGATGTCGTAGACGGCGAGTTGGGCGTGAGAGGGTGCCATGGGTCGATCCACTCCAAGGTGTGTGGTCGATCAAGGCCCCGCCGGAGGGTGCAACCTCCGGTTGGGGCCGCCCGCTTTCTGCGGACTGCTCCTGACGCTACGTGGCGAATCCGCTACGTAAAGGAGCCGATCGGGTGACGTACGGCGCTGACTAGAGCCCCTCTTTTGAGCGTGGCAGCGCCTCGTTACCGGTTGTTTTACTGGTACGGGGCGGCGGTGTGGCAGTTATTCCTGCGGGTGGTCCCGCTGGAACTGCTCCACCAACCGCATCCACTCGCCGCGGCGGGCCTTCTCCTCGGCCCACTTGCGCTTCATCGCCGGGGTCGGCCAGCCGTTGTCGTGGCCGATCTTCTGGATCGTCGTCGTGCTCCTCCCGGTGATGGCCGCGACCTCACGGACCGAGCCGCCGGCCTTGAGCGCATCGGCGACGGCCTGGTCCCGTTCGACGAGCGCCGACTTCATGCCGTCCATCGCCGCGACGAGCCGAGCTGCGGCGTCGTCCGGGGTGGGCATACCGGACACGATCTCAGGTCGCTATAGGTGTGACAGCAACTGACACTGCCCCCCCCTAGCGTCAGTTACAACGTGAAGCCGTAGCCGCTGATGAGGCTCTGGCGCAGGAACAGCCAGACGATCTCCTCGATGACGCGGCGGGCGTAGTACGCCGCCCCGAAGATCGTCGGGTGGTTCCCGTCGGTGTGCATCGCGTAGTCCGCCATGCCGAGCCCGTCGGGGCTGTCGAGGTCGCCGTCGCCGCTGATCCAGTTGTTGTTGTGCGGGTCGATGACGTAGCCGCCGATGACGTTCGTGGAGCCGGTCGCGGCGGCCTTCAGGCCGGTGGTGCTGGTCTGCCGGGTGCCGCTGAGGCTGTACTTCGTGGATACCGGGCCAACGACGATCACCTTCGCCGCTGCCAGGTTCGTCGCGATGGCCGAGAACAGGGCCGTCGCTGCTGCCTGGACGCTGCTGGCGGTCGCGTCGTCGTTCTGGGTGCCCCAGACGATCACGTAGTCCGGGGCGCAGGCGTACAGGGCCGTCAGGCGGTCTGACGAGCCGTAGACCGTCTTGGGTGCGCCGGGGGTGACGGTGTAGCCGGTGGACCCCTGCCCGCCGTAGAAGACCTCCACGTCACCCAGGAGCCGGGCAAGGGTCGGGCCGATCGCGTGCGGCCAGGTCGCGTGCGGCGAGGCGGTGCTGCCGCCCTCCACCCACGAGTCACCGAGGACGAAGACCTTCTTGCGGGTGACGGCTGTCGCGGTGATCGTCACCCCCGACGGGACCGCGATGCTGCGGAAGTCCATGCTCTGCAACGTCAGGCGCACGACCCGGCGACCGGGCACGAGCCCGGACACGAGCAGCCCGCGCATGGTCGTGGTGTCCGCGCCCGCGTCGCGGACGAAGTTCGCCGTCGAGGGGCGTCCGTCGACCAGGATGCCGACGCCGGGAACCGGGTCGGTGACGTGGGCGTGGAAGGACAGCAGGAACTTGCCGGACGCCACGTCGGGCACGTCGAGGATGAACTCCACGTCGAACGGCTGGCGGGCGGCTGAGCCGTTGGAGATGTTGCCCTGGAAGGTCGTGCTCGCCGCCGTGACCGACGATGACCGGCACCCGAGGCGGGTGACCTTCGTGGTCACGTCCCAGACTTCCTCGATCGGGCTCGCGCCCAACTGCGTTGCGAGAGAGAACCCGGACGCCAGGTAGGTCGTGGTGAGCGGCAACGGCAGGAGCGGGGGGTGCGCCCGTGACCACAGCGTCGCGGCGAAGTCATCGATCGACTTCGGGGGCGTCTTGATGTCGAGTTGGCCCGGGGACCAGCGCCGCCACTTCCCAGCGGCCAGGTCGGTCGTGAACGTCCCAGCGATGTGCTGCGTGAGGCAGACGAAGTAGACGCCGACCTTGTAGACCACGTCCGACACGGCGTAGGACAGGCCCGTCGTGTGCCCGCCCTGGTAGTGCAGGCCGCTCGCTTCGAGCGCCGCGAGGTCAGCGGCGGTCGGGATCGGGCTGCCGTTGACGGTCGGGGTGCCGACCATCGCCGGGGAGTTCAGACCCGGGGTGTGGGTGGTGCTCGGGGAAGCGTTCGCGGTGCCGCTCCACAGGCAACCGGGGTCCGAGCCGTTGAAGAACGGCCCGACCGTCGCGCCCGCTTCGGCGACGACCTGCGACACGAGCAGCGTGTCACCGACCTGCCAGACCACGCCATCAGAGCCGGACGTGATCGCAACGGCCTGCATGGTCGCCCGGTCCGCCAAGGCAGGAACCGTCGCCGTGACCGTGAGCCACCCGCGAGCCCCCGCCGCTACGACCTGCGAGCCGCCGAAGTTGGTCGAGCCGATGATGACCCCGGCCGCGTCGTAGAACTTCAACTCGATGCGGAGCCGCTGGCGGCGCGACGGGATGACGCTGCACCCGACCGACAGGGACAGCCCTGCGGCGGGCACGGAGATGTCCTGGTTGGTCGTCCGGCCGTAGCCGCCACCGCCACCCACGGCGGATGTCGCCGTCGTCCAGGTGATCTTGTAGCCCCAGCGGGAGCCATCCGCTGCGCGGGCGACCGTGACAGCGCCGCCCGTGCCCGCGAAGTTCGTCCAGCCGGTGATGTCGACGGAGGCGCCGCCGTTGCCTGCGAGGTTCGTGCGCGCCGTGGTCCCGCTGAGTTTGGCGGCGGCCAGGGTCACGACATCCATCAGGCCACGCCCGCGAGGTTGCCACCGCTGTAGGAGAAGGTCCGGGTGGTGGTCACGCCGCCGAGGACGCGGCTCTCCGTGGCCGGGGTCCCGTCCGGGTTGTACGTGTAGGTGGTGACCGCCCCTGTCGCCGTCTCGGTGACGGTGTTGACCGTGCCGTCGGCGTTGTAGGTGATCGTTTCTTGCAGCGAGGACAACGGGCTATAGGTGCCCGACAGGTCAGCCTTGCTCGGGCCTCCGGGGCGGATGCTCATGCGCCGACGCGCAGGACCGCGACCGTCCCGGCGACGCCCGTCGCGCACCGCGCGTAGCCGAGCTCGCGGTTGTTCGCGACGTCGATCCCGAGGACCTCACCGGGGTCGAAGGGGTAGCCCGTCGCGGACGTCACCGTCGACCCGCCGAGGAACACCCGGGTCGTCCCCATGTTCTTCACACAGAGCGCCTGGCCGGCCTTGAGGTCGGTGTCGGCGTCGAGCAGCGCCGTCGCGGCGGTGTCGACGATCGCGATCTGGGCGCTCTTCCAGGCCATCGGCTAGTCCTCGTCGCTGGGCTGGGGCGCGTCGGCCTGGTCAGCCTCGAGGGCCGGCACCTGGACGACGGGGACCTCGGCGGGGGTCACCGCACCCGTCATCGCCTGCGGCTCCTCGTCGAGCTCCACGTTGACGGTCGGGACCCCGTCGTAGGCCGGGTCACCCGGGCCCGGGTCGGAGTCCTTGCGCCGGCGGGGCGGCATCAGGTGTCCGCCGGAACGGTCGCGACCCGGCGCCAGCCCGACGCGTTCGTGGTCGGGCCGGTCCAGTCCGCACCAGGGCCGGTCCCGAACGATGGGTTCTCGGTGCCGTAGCCCGAGTAGGACGGCTGGTCGGGGTCGTTGTTGAACGTCTTCGCGCCGAGCTGGAAGAACGCCCGGCCGAGGCGGTGGACGAAGAACGGCCGCCACGGGGCGGGGGCGCCGGCGGCGGTCTTCGCGCGGGCGAAAACTTCGACGCTGACCCCGTTCGGGTTGGGGTCGACACCGACGGCCGGGGCCTCGTAGCCGGTCGTGTACGTGTCGGTCGTGACGGTCTCGGTGATGACGGTCCCGCCGGCGAGGAAGGCGTCCCGGACCGGGTCGGGGTAGCAGAACCGCAGGACGGCGTCCATCCGCTTGAGCAGGTCGGGCTCCTTGTCGGCGAAGCAGATCTGCCCGTCGGCGCCCTTCAGGACCGTGTCGGGGCCGGCGTCGTACACCGGGGTCAGGGTGACCTCGACGAGACCCGAGGTGACGATGAGGTTCCCGGCCGTGACGAGGGGCACCCCGGCGGCGTCGAGGCGGGACAGGCGGGTCTTGACCCCCCGGATCTTGCGGGCCTGGTCGTAGGCGATCGATACCATCTGGTTCCTCCGGTCAGGCTGCGGTGAGGTCGACGAGGACGGCACCGAGGCGGCACCAGGACGAGCTGATCGACGCGGTGCGTCGGGCGTGCGTGCGGACGTTGTTCACGCTGCGGTCCAGCGACGAGGCGCGGTCGGTGATGACCGGTGCGTGGAGACGGACCTCGACCGGGTCGGAGGCGAACATCCACCGTTCGGTCGCGCCGGGGGCGACGCCGTTGGGGCCCTTCCCGGAGTAGCCCGACCCGGCCGCGAACAGCGTCCCGAGTGGGGTCCGGAGCACCGGGTTCGTCTGGCCCGGCAGCGGCGGGACGAGCAGGGAAGCGGTTGCGCGGGTCGCGTGGATGACGCCGAGACCGGTCGAGCCGGTGCCGCCGAGGAACTCCTCGAGCAACGCCAGACCGAGGCGGGGGCTCACGACGCTGGGAGCGGCGAGAGTGCCGGCCAGGACGACCGCGGTGCTGTCGCCGAAGAACCGCGCGCCGTCGCCGGTGTGGGTCCCGGTGACCGGGCCGTCCCACAGCTCGCGTTCGACGACGGCGTGGGTGACGGTCTCCAGGAGCCGGCGGGCCCGGCCTTCGGTGATGTCGTTCGAGGAGCTGGTGCAGACGTCCTCGGCGTCGATGATGAACGGCGGGGCGTACACGATCGTCGGGGCGCTGCCCGCTGCGGCGGAGGTGAAGCCGCACGGGTCGTGGACGGTCCACTGCCCGCAGCCCTCCGGGAGCAGCTTGGTGCCCATCTCCTCGTGCGGGCTGACGGCGTTGTCCCGCAGCACCCGGGACACGTAGAGCAGCCCCGAGGGCGGTGGTGCGAGCAGGGGAGCGTCAACGACGGCCGGAGGTCCGACGATCGTCATAGGTGTGGGCTCCCCTGCTCGCTACCGACTGGGCTGGGCAGGACCGGTCAGACGCCCGTGACCGAGGCGACGGCGGTCGCGCCAGCCGAGGTGCCGTTCGGGGCCAGCGTCGAGGTGACGCTCATCGACTCGACGCCGACCATCGCGAGACCCTCGAAGGTCTCGACGAAGCTCTCGGCGTCGTTCGTCGCGTTCAGGACCGAGTCCCGCATCAGACCGAGGTCGAGGCGGCCACCGTCGAGGAACAGGTGCGTCCCCGGGGCGAACAGCCGCCACACGGCCGTCGTCGGGTAGTTCGGCAGCGCCGTCGCTGCGGCACCCGCGGCGGGGCCGGTCGGGAAGCCCGAGACGTTCTCGTCGAGGGTCCAGATCGGCCGGACGTTGCGCGAACGCAGGTAGCCGTTGACCTCGTCGTTGCCCTGCGCGAGGGTCCCGTCGCCGGGGAGCTGACGGGCGATGTCGCCGGCGAGCTCGTCCTGCAGGTGGCCGGGCAGGATGCAGTCGAGGACGGCGTCCTGGGCCATGCGGTGCCGCTTGCGGTAGCCGGCCGCGGCGAGCCCGACCTCGAACAGGATGTCGCGGGTCGCGGACAGGACCGGGCCGGCGGTCCGCTTGGACGACGCGGCGTCGATCGCGGTCAGCAGCGCGATCTCCGCGATGCGCGCGTGCGCCGCCAGCGCAAGCGCGATGTACGCGGCGACGCGCTCCGGGAACGCCCGGGCCATCAGGTTGCCGATGCCCAGACGCGCGACGATCGCCTCGAGCGTCACCGTGACCGGGGCGCCACAGACGACCTGGAACTTCGCCTTCGTCGCCGGGGCGTTGAGGGCCACGTCGTTCGCGGCGGTCCACTCGGTGATGGCCGCGGCGAGGTTCACCAGCGCCGGCGGCGGGACGAACGTGATGCCGCCCCGCTCGGCGCCGAACTGGACCAGGCCGTCGCGGACCGGGCGGCTCGCCGTGGAGATGTTGAGGACGTCGTAGCGGGGCGCGACCGGGGCGCAGAACCCACCCGAGGCGACGAGCGCGTCGAGGTTCTCCTCACCGGCCAGCACTGCCGCGACGACCGCATCGATCTGCGCCATCGTGTCGCCACCGGGACGGAGCCAGCGGCTCTCGGGGATCTCGGCGCGGATGCTCGCGACGACGGTCCGGATCCCGTCGCCGGCGGCGAGGTTCTCGGTCCGGCGGCCGAACTCGCGGGCCAGCTCGGCGATGCTGGGGATCGTCGCGCCGACCTCGTGCGCCTCGAGCCCGGCGCCGGCGACGATCGTCGACGTGGCCTGCGGACGGGCGGTGGCCTGCGCGGGTGCGGCCTGCCGCTGGACCCCGGCCATCCGACCGAGGCGGGCGGGGCGCTGCACGGGCAGCGCGGCGGCGGCGGCGACCGGCTCAGCCACAGCCGCCGCCGTCGTGTCCGCGGCACCGTCAGCTGCTGCGCCGTCGGTGGTGTCGGTGGCCGCAGCATCCGTCGCGGCCGCGTCGGTCGTCGCGTCGGTGCCGTCAGCCGCGGCGGGCTCGCGGACCGCAGCGATCCGGTCCAGCGCGGCCTGGCGCTGCGTGTCGGCCTCGGCCTGCGCGTCCTCGCGGCGGGTGTTCTCGACCGTCACGGCCTCGTAGCCGGCGGCGAGGGTCTCGATCGTCGCGACGGCCTCGGGCGAGTCGCTGCCGGCCACCGCATCGGTCGCGGTGCCGAGCGCGGCGTAGACCTGCTCGAGCTCCTCACCGGTGAGGGCGGCGAGGGCCTCTGCGGCGAGCAGCGTCCCGAGCTCGGTGCGCTCGTCGGCGGTCAGGCTGTCGATCTTGGCGAGGAGCTTGAGCAGACGGTCCATGATGGTGGCCTTTCAGGCGGCGGGAGACGTGGGTGCAGGTCTCGCGATGCCGCCCGGGCCGGACCGTGGGTCCTTGGCCTGGCGTGCCACCCCCCGTGAGGAGGTGGGCCTCGCTTCGTGCTGACAGGCGGTGACGGTACACGCGTTGTCGCGTCACACGCGACGGAGCGTCACACTCTCGGCGTGTCGGGAGCGGTCTGCAGTCCGGTGCAGACGCATGGCATCCCGGGTGCGCCGCAGCTGCAGTCGGCCGGGTAGCCGGTCTCCCACGGACGGAGCGGGTGCTCCTCGCAGACCCAGCCGAGCCCCATGCAGATCTCGCAGCCGGGCTGGACGAGGCTCGCGACGTGGTCCGGAATCGACACCGGGATGAAGGCCTGGTGCAGCGTCATCAGCCGGTCCGGGCGGTGCCTGACGAGGAGTCGGTGCCGGCCGCGAACACAACAACGGTCCACCTCGCACCGCAGTGGCCGCAAAGGACCACCTCCGGGACATCGCTGCGGGCCGACATCAGGTCGACGTGGCTGTGCCCGTCCGGAGATGTGCAGTCCTCGACCGGCTCCATCCGATCCCACCCGCTCACTGGGCTGAGACCTCGACGTGCCGGAGGGCGTTCAGCCATTGCTCGATTCCGGCCACACCCTCGGGGGTCAGGCCGGTGTAGGTGTCCGTTGGGCGACGGTGAGCTTCCACCAGTCGAGCGGACCCCGGCGCGCGTGGAACTCCTCGCGGGTGTTGGCGACGGTCATCGGTGGCAGGCCGAGGAAGGCGAGGCGCTCGGTCATGTCCCACCAGGTCGTGAGCCAGCGCATCTCGACGCGCTCAGCGAGATGGGAAAGCGCGGCGACCATGTCGGGCGACCAGGTGATCGGGAAGCCTTCGGCCTTCGCGGCGTGCCACTTCGGCCAGGTCATCGGGAACCCGTCACTGACCGCGTTCAGCACGCCGTCGACGTCGAGCAGCAGGATCGGCCGGGTCTCGGTCACCGCCGGGCGCGGTCGATCCTGGCCAGTGCCTTCGTCCGGCGGGTCTCGTTGATCTTCGCCAGGTGCGCCTTCGCGCCGGGCACGAACCGCCCCGACAGGGAAGCGATCTGCTCGGCCTGGCGGGCGACCAACGTCTGCAGCTGCTGGACCTGCGACTCGATCGGCTCGCTCCTCGGGGCCCGGGGCCGGCCGACGACGGTGAACGGCTGGACCCGCTGCCGCACCGCTGCCGACGCGAGCATCGAGGCGGCGATCGGGTCGTCCATCGCGACCTGCTCGACCGGGCCGTCGAGGAAGATCTGCGCGTCGCGGTAGGCCGGCTTCCCGCACAGCGTCGCACCGAGCAGCTCGGCGTACTGGACCGTCATCCACGGCTCGGCCGAGTCGAACGGCTCGTCGGGGATCGTGATGGTCTCCGGCGTGTTGGGGTCCCCGTCGCTGTCCTCGGGCTCGACCCAGATCTCGATCTCCGCGCCCAGGTAGGTGCCGCGCATCTCCCCGAGGTCACCGCTGATGCCGCGGAGCATCCCCTTCTCCACCAGCGTCGCGGCGGCGGTGGCCTCCTCGGAGGTGTCGAAGTTGCCGTAGCCCCAGACCTCGTTCTTGGCGTCGCGCTCGATCCGGTCGATCCGGCCGACCATCACGGTGCCCTCGGTCTCCATCGAGCCGTGCTCGTCGCGGAGCTTGTGCCACAGCGTCCACGGCCCGTCGCCCCAGACGGTCGCGCCGACGTCGATGCTCCGGCCGTCGCGGGACACGAACGCCGGGTCGTTGTAGTCCCCCTCGGGGAAGATCAGGACCCGGAACGGCGGGCCGCCGAGCTCGGGGAAGTCCCCGGCCGCGGTGACGCCCGACCAGTCCGCAGCGGAGGCGACGAGGGCCTGGCCGGCCGCGGCGATCTGGGCCTTCAGCTCGTGGACCGGGAAGCCCGGGGTGACGACCTGGCAGCAGGCGATCATCCGGTACGGGCCGCCGCGCACGAACTGCCGCCAGTCACCGCTGGGCGGGAACGCCTTCGCCTTGTGGACCATCAGGTCCGTGGCTCCCGGGGCGACCGAGCCGGCGACCCAGATCCCGTGCTGCCCTTCCGACGCGCGGACGTGCGCCCACGCCGTCGCCACGTTGTCGTAGTGCTCGAGGGCGGCCTGCGGGGTCACGTCGAGCGGGGCGTGGCCGCCGCCGATGGTGAGGTGCCCGATGTCGAGGTCGTCGCCTTCGGCGGTGGTGACCCGGCCGGTGTGGAACTCGCTGAAGTCGTCGCCGCGGACCTTGTCCGAGCTGACGCCGGTCGCGCGATGGGCAGCGCCCCACGGCGCGATGTGCCCGTACACCTGGCCGTCGTCGGTGACGGTGAGGCGGGTGTAACCGTCCGGCTCGGGGTGGCTGTACCAGGCAGCCGGGGCGGCCAGGACCCCGCGGCCGACGCCGTGCTCGGTGCTGGGGGCGCTGGCGGTGATCGCGCCGAGGCCGGTCGCGGTCTTGGTCATGAGTCCTCCGGGCAGTGGTGGCAGTGGGAACCGTCGGCGTGACGACGCTCGGTCGTGGCGCCAGGACCAGCACCCGGCTGCGGCTTCGGTGGCGTGGGGCTGCCGTCACCGGATGGATAGCCGCCGCGCGCGGTCCGTCGTACGACGACCTTCGGTGGTCGGCGCCGGGACCAGGGCGTGCGGAGCAGCATCACGTCACCCTCGGCGGCCAGGCCCACGTCCCAGCGGGCTGCGCCGTGTAGTCACCGGACCAGAACGCATCGCCCTTAGCGTCGAGCGCCGGCTCCCACTGCGGGATGTCGCTCTCCTGCAGCGTCCCGCCGGCTGGCGGGTTCGCGCGGCCCAGCTCGGCCGGGGTGCTCGCCGACCGCTCGCCGGGGATGCCGCACGTCATCACGCACAGGTGCACGTGCGTGTCCGACGACAGGTCCGGCACGTGGCCGGCGTCGACGTTCGGCCGGTACAGCGTGTCGACGGTCGCGCTGATGATCGCCGGCATCGAGTACGTCCCGGTCTTCGACCGGTAGATCACGACACGGCCGATGCTTGGACGCTGGCTCATGAGCCGTACCTGCTTCCAACGACGGGTGATGGACGGGTCGGGTGAGGCGCCGGCAGCCGATGCGGCACGACCTGGCCGTCGCGCTCGGCCTCGTCGAGGCGATCGAGCACTGCGTTGGTCACGCGGACGGCGGCGACCATCGCGCCGACGAACAGGCACGCCGTCGCGAGCAGCAGGCGCCTCACCGGGTCACCGCCGCGGCGAGGGGCTCGTCGTACACCGGCTCGTCCGCACCCAGGTTCGGCTCATCGCCGGTGCCCGACATGCCACCGCGAGCGTCGTAGATCGGGATCACGTCGCATCCGCAGCCGTCATGATCGCCAGCCTGAAAGAAGGGCTCGGGCGGGAAGGTGCCTGGGTTGGCCAGAGCGTCGTCGGTGAAGCTGGTGAAGCGCAGCCCGTTCAGCTCGTAGTGCGGCTCGAACATCCGGTCGCCGGAGGTGATGCCGTAGTTCCACTCGTACTCGATCAGCGGCAGCGCCGCGGAGTCGAAGATGTCCGCGCTGATCCGCCCGGTCGCCAACCCGACGCCGCTGTCCCCGACGCTCACGGGCAGCCCAGCCGCATCGAACCCACCATGGCCCTCGGGGAGCCCCGACGCGTAGGCGACCGCCGCGCGGGCGACGGCCATCGGGACGGTCGTCGGCTCATCGGCCGGCGCCGGCGCGAACAGCCGCGCACCCAGGAGCGCGCTCAGGCTCCCCGCCAGGTAGTCGACCGCCGCGGTGCGCCACCCCTCGAGGACGGAAGAGGCGGGCCGGATCGCTCCGTCACCCGCCAGGCCGGCAGCGACAGCAACGGCCCGGATCTGCGCCGAGGTCAGGATCGATAGGGCCCGGGTCCGGAGCTCGTCGAGTGCACCGCGGAGCAGCTCATCGGCGGCGAGGGAGGCGAGGATCGCCGGGGTCGGTTCGGTCAGGGCCCGGACCGCGGTCGGCGCGACCAGGGATGCGCACACCGCCGGCCCGAGGATCGCCGGGAGCTCCCGGCGTGACGCGGACGCGGCCAGCCCCCGGGCGGCGGTGTCCTTCTGCGCTGCACCGGCGAGGTTCGCGACGGCCCGGCGCAGGGCTGCGCTGACCGCGACCTCGCACTCGGTGTGCAGCCGGGTCCGGACCTCCCGGTCGAGGTCGACCAGCGGCCGGGTCGAGATCGCCGCTGGGCTGGCGGCTGCGGTCACTGGCTCACCGTCGATCGTCGTGCCGTCCTGCGTGCCACCGGCGGCCGGTGATGCGGGCGCGGGCAGCGAGAGCGCAGCCGGTTCGGTGTCCGGGCCGAGCTGCCCTGATGCGACCATCGCCACCAAGGCCTGCGCCGCCTCCGGAGCGAGGTGCATCTTCTCCGCCAGCCGCAAGGCCCGCTCCACCGCCGTCGGGGCGTCGTCGTCGTTGAACGACTTGTAACGACGCAGCGCAGCACCCGACATCTCCCCGGCGTCGAACACCGACTGCGCGGGCTCAGCAAGATCCGGCTCCGACACGAGCTCGGTCGGGTCGTACCAGACGAACACCGACCGGACGGTCTGGGCATCGACCCCTGCGCCGAGCAACCCCGGGCGAAGGATCGACACCGTCAAGGCATCGGCCATCACGACCGCGAACGGCTCCACGTAGTGCCGGAACACGTTCTTGTCGATCTGGATCGCGTTGCTGTACTTCACGTTCTGCATGCCAGTCAGCACGTCCGGGGGCAGGTCCAGGCCGTGCCCGATCCGGCGGATCAACGCTTCTCGCCGCGGCAACGTCGTCGGGTCCGCTGGCCTGTCGTAGGTCTGCAGGAACACCATGTCCGAGACCTTCATCCCGGCCGGGGCTTCGATCTCCACGAAGATCGGGACGGCAGCCGCAGCAGAACCCTCGTTCGTGATCGCGGACGTGGCAGCCTCGACGACCGCATCAAGGATCCGGCCCGCCTTGTCGCGGGTGTCGTCCGGCCCAGACGGTGGGAGCTGGACCCGGGAGTCGAAGAAGTTGATGCCGGAACGCGCCAGCCGGCTGCGGTCGCCGGCGCGTTCGCTCTGCGACAGCAGCAGCAGCTCCTCGCAGACCTCGATGAGCCGGACCATCGGGGAGTCAGGCATCGACTGGTACCGCGGGTGCGGCCGCCAGACCCGGTCGAACGTGGGTGACAGAGCCGGGTCCAGGGCCACGGCTGTCGCACCGGGCATGTCCCGCACAGCGATCCGGCCGTCGACGTCATCGACCTCGGAGACCGACCGGACCCGGATGCTCTCGTCGCCCGTGTCCGGGTCGACGCAGCCCTGCAGGTACGCCTCACCGGCGAGCTCGAGGTTCACTGCCAGCGGGCGGGTCACGGCGGCCTGCGCCGGTCCCTCCCCGATCAGGGCCATCGTCGCGACGCACTCGTCGTAGAAGACTTGGCCGTCGTCGTCGGGATTGACCGGCCGGGGCTTCCCCTCGTCGTCGAGGACGGCGGCGTAGAACCGGATCCGGCTGCAGCTGTTGGCGAAGAACCCGACCCCGTCACCGACCTCGGGGACGTCGTCGTAGTACGTGTACGCGCGTTCCTGCCAGTCCGACGGCTTGCGAACCGCCCGGCCGCTAGTGACGCGCTTGTCGACCTTGAGGCGGGCCGCCGATGCGGTCATCGCCCTGGTCTTCGTGGTCTTGCTCCGGCCCAGCGGCATCAGTCGCCGACCCGGCCCATGAGCACCGCCGCGGCTGCGCTCAGGGTGAGGCCGACGGCGACCGGTGCCCACAGCCAGTCAACCCAGAGCCGGGCGCAGACGACCCCCGCCGCGATCCAGATGCTCACGCACCACGGGCACGTCACGAAGTACGCCCAGACCCCACGGCGCTTCAGGGACCGCTTCGTCACCAGTCTCCGCGGGCGGTCCAGGATCCGGTCGGCCACCACCAGGCGGACCAGGCGGAACACGGCGAGGGCGTCAACGAGCAGAGCGACGGGTGCGGGCAGGCCGAGGGGGTCGCGTGCATACGCGCCGGGGACCATGACGGGCAGGGTACGACAACGCAGACGCGACAGTCCGTCAAGCAGGCGGGTGCGCGTGGCGTCAGATCTCCGCTGTCGGGTCCTCACGTTCGGCCTGGCGGGCTTGGACGTAGTCGGTGCCGCTGGATTCGACGAGCGCGGCGATCGAGATCCAGAACAGGATCGGGACCGACCCGGTCTGCCCGATCGCGAAGATCACTGCACCGAACAGCAGCCAGCCGATGACGCGCGCGAGGTGGAACCGGCGGACGTGCCGGATCGGGACCGTCATCAGCGTTGCTGCCGACAGAACATCCAGTGCAGCGGGACCACTCGCGGAAGCAAGCACGCGCTGCAGAACACGAGGTTGACGAGCCAGTTCGCCAGCCGGGTCCGTTTCGGCAGGGGTGGGTACTTGCGGGCGGCCGCTATGGCCTCCCACTCGCGGAGCGTGTGCGACTCAGGCATCAGCCGGCGACGGTCACCGGTCCGGCGTCCGGGAACGGCTCGGTCGACCGCAGCGCCGACCCGCAGCCGCACCCGGAGCCGCGGGCGACCTGCACGACCCGGCCGTCGGTCAGGACGAACCGGGCCGGCAGCGCCGACCAGACCTGCCCGATCTCCGACCGCTCCACGTCGTAGGCCACCTCGACCCGGACCAGCCCGGTGCTCGCCTCGACCAGCATCAGCAGCGTCCCGCCGGCCGTCGCGACGACCCGCAACCGGCCAGCCGGCACACCCAGATCCGCAGGCGGGTCGACCAGCTCAGCCGGGAAGGTGTCCCGCACGATGACCGTCACCCGGACAGCGTTGCACGCGCTGACGCGACAAGGCGTTCAGCGACGCGCGGCACGGATCGGCAACGCCCGCGCGCTCGGCGACGCGATCGACCGCGGGCCGGACAGGATCCGCGGCAGCAGCTCGGTCACCAGATAGACCGACGCGTCGAGCCGGTCCGGGGAGTCCATCCCCTGCTGGTAGGTCGCCCACTGCTCCTCGAGCTCCGGGAACACCCCGGCGAGACCGACCCGGTCCTCCCGCATCGCCTGCGCGACCGGCTCCGCGCGGGCGACCTTGCCCTTCTTCGCGCTGACCTCCACGATTCGCGGACAAAGCCCGGACAATGCGCCCTCAATCTCGAGCGCCGCCCATGCCTGCCGCACGATCGTCCCGGCCTGGTCGCCGCCGTAGTTCTTCTCCACGACGAACGCGTCCGCGCCGATCTCGTGCGCGAGCTGGCACGCAGCCCGGCCCCACTCGGCGGCACTCATCCGCGCCGACCGGTCGTGTGTCAGGTAGGCCCGCGCGTCGATGCCCAGGCCGCCGGCGACGACACCGGCCTCGTCCTGCCCACCGCCGGACGGGTCGAGGGCGACGATCCGGCGGCGCATCTCCGGCAGCTGGTCGGCGGGGACCCGGATCTTGCGGAGCAGGTCGTGCCCGACCAGGCCGCCCTCGAGCGGCGTGGGGCGTTGCTGGAGCAGCGCCGCGAAGGTCCGAGGTGACACGACGCGGGTCCGCTCGGCGCGCCGGCGGTACTCCTGCGGGTCCATCGTCGGGTGCGGGATCGGCTCGCCGACAGCCCTGCCGAGCGGATCGTGAGGCTCGTCCAACGGCCGGCCGCAGGGGCACGCTCCGACGATCTCCCCGGTCTCGGGGTGCTTGACCGGCTGGTGGGGTTCAGCGAGGGCGGGGGCGTTCACGATCCGCCACCGTCCCCCGTTCTGAACGGTGCCCTCCTCAGCGATCAGCCTGCCGCCGAGGTCGTCCTCATGCCAGCGGGTCATCATCAGCACGATGAACCCGGTCGGGCCCATCCGCATCTCGAACACGTCGCGGTACCAGCCGTAGACGGCCTCCCGGACGACAGAGCTGTCGGCTTCCTGCCGGTCCTTTACCGGGTCGTCGATGATGCCCGCGTCGACCGGGTCACCGGTGAGGCCACCACCCACACCCACGGACTTCATCCCGCCGCGGTGACCGTCGAGGTCCCAGTCGTCGACAGCCGCCGAGCCGCGCGCGACGGTCAGGCCGAGCTCGGGATGGGCGGTCAGCAGGTTTCGCACGAACCGACCGCGCTTGCGGGCCAGGTGCGCGGCGTAGGACGCGACGGCGACGCGCCAGTCCGGGCGGGTCGACAGCAGCCAGGCCGCACCCCACTCCGACACCCGCCGTGACTTCCCGACCTGCGGCGGCATGAAGATCCCGACCCGGTCCGCGTGGCCGTCGCGGCAGGCCCGGAGCTCGGCGTCGATCAGGTCGAGATGCGCGCGTTGATGCTCCCGGCCGCTGGTGCACTGCGCCGCGAGGGCACCGGGGCTGTCCGGGATCGGCTGGCGATGGTCGGCGGTGTGGAGCTCACCGATCGTGTCGAGGTGATGTTGGAGCTTGCGGTACAGGTCGGGGTCGTCGTCCTGGAGCTCTTGCCACTCGACGGTGGTCTGGGGCAGGCCGCGGGGAAGCCGAAGCTGCAGCTGCGCCGGCGACGTCACCGGGTCAGTGTCAACCCTGACGCGACAAACCGCCGTCAGGCGGACTGCCGATGCACCGGGCAGTCCTGCTGGCGGAAGGTGCCGCCCTGGTTCCGGAAGATCCGGTGCGCCCGCCAGTACGCCTGCCACTCGGCTAGAACCGCGGGGTCGCTGATCGTGTGCAGGGCCGGCGACGTCGGTTCGGGCATCGGCTTGGCGCAGACGCAGTCGGGGTGCGCGCCGGTTGGTCTGCGACCCCAGCCGGCGGCGATCGCGGCCAGGGCCTTCTCCCGATCCGCGGGCAGGTCGCTCATCGGGTGATCATCGGCCGTTGCCGTCGCGAACAGAGACCGACCCGCCGTGCCGGTTCGAGTGCCCCGACGGCATCGGCTGGCGGGCGGCGACCTCCCGGTAGGTGCCGGTCCGGCCGGTCGCGCCGATCCTGCCGTGCTGACCGGGCGAGCTTGAGCCGGCGGACCGATGCGGCGGCCTGCTCCATCTGCACGTCGTCCATGGTCTGGCGTTGGGTGCCGCGGCGGTCCTCCGCGCAGCGTTGGATGTCGCACCCGACCACACGATGACGACGGCACGGCTCCGTCATGCCGGGTCCCGGATGACGACACCGGTCGAGTAGCCGGGCAGGACCACCACGTCGTAGCCGGTCAACCGCAGGCCGGCGGCCATCCGCTCGGCCACCTGGTCACCCATCACCCAGATCCCGTAGCCGCTCCGGCCGCCCATGCCACGGTTCGACGGATGCACGTCGCTGACGCCGCACACGTCGGCCCTGGCGGCTTTCGCAGCTGCGATCAGCGCCTCCCACGCAGTCGCGTACAACGCCGCCGGATCGACCGTCACTCGCGCTGACCTGAGGGGTTGTCCTGGTCGCTTCGGTCCTCGGCTTCGTTCCAGCGGAGGACGACGAGGCGGGCCAGGTACGGGGTGTCCATGACACCGATCAGCGGATCGCTGTCAGACGGCTCGGGGCCGGGCTGCTCGTAGATGGTCCGGCCGACCTTGCGACCGACGCGGAGCCTCACGACTGACTGTCCTGGTCGCTATAGCCAGCGGGCTGGTTGCCGTAGTCGTGCTCATCTAGCGCCCGCCAGGACTCGCGGAGCAGCGCATCCCAGAAGGGGATCGAGCCGTCGTCGTAGCCATTGAGCACGCGGCTGACGTGCTTCTCGGTCGCACCGACGCGGCGGGCGAGCATGGCTTGCGTCATCCGGTTGGCGTGCAGTCCGGCCCGAACCTTGCGCTCCAGGTCGAGCGCCAGAGGTGGCCGATAGCGGACCCGGGTCATCGGGGCTCCTGGTCGCTACCGTCATCAGTGAACGACCAGCCCGCCGCAACAAGGGCGCGGTACAGCCGCTTGTCCGCTGCGGCCAGGTCTTCCTGGGTGTCCAGGGGCGTCTTGTCGAACACGTAGCACGCACGCCTGACGGCACGGAGTGCCGCCTGCTTTGCGAGACTGCTCCGACGTGCGGTCATCGGGGCTCCTGGTCGCTAGCGTCAGCGGCGTTGGCCCAATATTCGGCTCGCTCCCCGAGTCGGTAGAGGTCGTCGGGATACCACGCGACGGTGATCTGCCGCCGACCGTCGCCGTCCTCGGACCACCACGGATCGTCCGGGTCATCCGGGCCGTAGTTGCTCTCCTTCCACGCCTTTGTGCAGGAGCGCCACACGCTCACCTTCACGCTTGGCAACGCCTTCACGATGGCAGGGTTGTCGGGCGCGAACCGCTCGCCGCCGTAGCCGTCCTGCAATAGCGTCAGGAGGCCGTCGAGAGGCGTGGTGCCGTGCTCTACGACGACCGCGTGGCCGTCCTCGCACTGAAGCAACATGCCGACTGGCAGTGCCGACCGTGACGAACTAGTCCGGGGCGTAGAGCTCGCGGCCGGCGGCGTCATCCGGCGTCCCGCTTCCGCTTCCGGAACGCGTCGAGCTCGGACTCCAGCTCCTCCGTCGCCGCCGCCAACTCCGCCGGATCCCGCAAATCCCGATGCGTCACATCCAGCTGCCGGGTCGCGCTGTGCCCGGCCCGGTCCAGGAGATCCCGAACCAGCGAGGCCCGGACCGCGGGTGGGGTCTCCTTGTCCAGGAGTATCTCCCAGCCGATCCCGAGGGCCTGGGCCGCGAGGAGCCCGATGGTCTCCTGGACGGTCTTGCGGGCTTGCTCGACGGTCATCCCGACGTGCAAGCGGCACTTGTCCATCCCGGTGATCTGGGGCTGGTCGCACGGACCGCGGCCGTTCTTGCGTTTCGCGGTGCACAGCAGCCGGCCCTGCCCATCACGGGTGCCCGGTGAGTGTCGCTCCGCTGGGGGCGACATGGGGTCCTCAGGTGGCATCAGGTGCTCCTCGTCTTCGTCAAGTGCCACTCCGTACAAACGTCGCAGCGGTACGGCTGCACCTCGACCCCGACCCAGCCGAGCGCGAGGGCGGCGGTGCGGGCGACGCACTCGGCGCTGTAGGGGACCTTGATGGCGCAGTCCTCGATCCGCTTGATCTGGCCGGGGGACAGGGCTTGGCCGGTCCCGATGGCTTGCTGGGGCAGCTGGAGGCGGCGGGTCATGTCGGGCCCCCGGTGGGTTCGGCGGTCTGCTCGCTGGTGTTGCCTCGGATCGTGTCGAGCTCGGCCCGGGCAGCGGCCATCCGCTCCGGGTCGACAGCGGGGAGGCCGGTGATGGTGGGTGCGTTCCGGGGCGAGCCGCCGACGGGTGTCTCGTCGACTGTGGGTGGGCTGGGGAAGACACCGGTGATGGCGTGCATGTCGCGGGGTTTCTCGGTGCCGTCGGCGACGCGGGTGCGGTCTTGTCGGAGGGCTTCGAGGTAGGCGGGGACGTCGTCGGGGTTGGCGTTGGGGATGGCGTCGAAGTCGCGGTTGAGGCGGTTGGCGCGGATGCGGTTGACGCCGGCTCGGACGTGGCCTGGCATGAGCCAGTCGGTGCTGGTGCCGTAGTGGTCGATGATGGCTTGCTTGGCGTCGGTGAGGTTGAGGTCTCCGATGGCGCGGGCCCATCCGGCGGCGTCGTAGTCGCCGACGGTGCGGCGGTCGAAGGATTGGGCGACGGCGAGGGCGTCGTAGGCGTCGGCGAGGGTCCAGCGGGTGGTCATGCGCTCTCCTGGGCTCGGAGCTCGGCGGCGCGGGTTCGGCTGGCGTTGACGCGCTGGTCGGTGGTGCTGGCTGGCCGGTGGGCTCGGGTCTGGAGTTCGTGGACGACGCTGGGCAGGGCGGAGGGGTGGAGTCCTTTGCTGGCCCAGACGGGGAGGGCGGCGCGGAGGTCGTCGGGGTCTTGGCCTTCGGCGAGCATCGCGGTGAGTTGCTTGCCGACTTGGCCGATGACGGCGTTGGGGGGGCGCTTGGGGGTGTGGTCGATCCAGTGGGCGATGAGTTGCTGGGTGGTGGTGTGCGGCTCGGTGAGCGGAGCGAGCGCCGCCCCACCGGAGGTTGGGGTAGGGGTTGTGGTTGGGGTAGGGGAAAGGGGCCCCTGCGCGCGTGCGCGTGGGGGTTCGGGGTAGGGTTCAGGTGAGGGTTTGGTGGAGGCTTCGGTGAAGCCTGCCGGGATGCCTTCGGGTGAGGCTTCGGTGAAGCCCTCGACGGTTTGGGCCTGGATTGCGCTCAGCATCTGGGTCCGGAGGCCGGTCTTGATGGCCTTGCCGATCCGGGCGATGGCCGCGGGGGTCATGGTCTGGGGCCATTCGCCTTTCTCGCCGGGTGCGGCGGTGGCCGGGTACTGGCCCATGGCGAGGAGCCAGCCGGCTCTTTCGCCGACGGGGAGGTCGTCGAGGGACCAGAGGCGACGCATTTCGGTGAGGAAGGCGACGCAGATCGTGTCGCTGGCGATGAGGTGGTAGTCCGAAACGAGGGCGGCGACCATGTTCGGCTGCGCCAGGATGTGGTCGTGGCGCACGTAGGTGCGGGCGAAGAGCTCTTCGGTGTCGTCGTCGATGACGACGTGGCGGGTGGTGGTGAGGCTGTCGTAGTCGCGTCGGAGGGTCTTCTCGGTGCCGTCGGCTGAGGTCTTGGCCCAGCGCCGAGGTCTATAGGCGAGGACACCGCAGCGGCTGAGGTCGGCCTGGGACAGGACGAGCAGGTAGGCCTGTTGCTGGAGGCGGGTGAGTTTGCGGATGCTGCTCTCGCCCCAGATGTCGGTGTTGAGGCGGTGGTGGTCGCGTGCCACTAGATGGCCTCCTGGTTGTTGAAGAGGTCCGGCTGTACCGGCTTGGGGGGGCGTGGTGCGCGGGCTTGGGCGTACTGCTGGTTGCGCTTGTCGGCTTCGGTTTGGGTGAGGTCTCGGGTGTCGTAGAGGGGGTGTTTGCGGGTGTCGTCGAGGGCGAATTCGATGGTCCAGCGGGTGCCGTGGCGGACGGCTGTCCACGGGCCGGCGGGCTCGGGTGCGGTCGTCATGCGGCGTCCAGGTGGGCGATGACGGCCTTGCCGATCCAGTGGGCGACGTTGCTGCTGACGGCGTTGCCGGCCTGCTTGGTGACTTCGCCCTTGTTGCCGCGGACGATGTAGCTGTCGGGGAACCGTTGGGCGCGGAGGTGCTCACGGGGCTGCAGCATCCGGAAGTAGCAGTCGTTGACGTCGATGGCGGCGGCGAGAAGGGCGTGCTGCTCGCGAGTCGCGATCGTGGACAGGGCGGTGTCGCCGGGTCGGTGTGCCTTGGAGCCGCGGCGGTAGGGGATGACGAGCCAGTGGTGGTCCTGCGTGGTGATCGCACCGAGTGGCTCACTGATCCGCTTGACCATGTGCTCGGGACGAGCGTTACCGCCGAATGCCTTGACGTAGAACGGGGTGACGAGCTCGTGGTGGTTGCCGCCGGCGGTGAGCGTCGCGAGCGGCTCCACGGATGGGTGCCGCGGTCGGCTGTTGCGGTTGGCCATGGTCACGAAGGCGGGCGGTGTGACGACCGCTTCGCCGATCTTCGTCGTGCGCGGTGCCAGCGGGCCCGTTGCCGGGTGCTGTACACGGCCGTCGTGCCCGCCGTGGTTCAGGGTCACGAGCATCGGATGGGTCGCGAGGGCGTCCGTGTCGCGAGTGAGCCGCGCGGTCAGAGGCTCACCGACGCTGCGGGCCGGCTGTTCATGGTTCGGGCCACCGACGGCGAGAGTCATCGCTGCGGAGGTGGCCAGTGCGTCCTGCGCGGTGCAGGTCCTGGCCATCAGGGGAGCGTCGTACGCCGGTTGGGCGCGGACGTAGCTCGAGCCGGGTGCCTCCCAGGTGTTACCCGCCGCGGCGACGACGGTGGGCTGGCAGAACATGTCGAGACCGGCCTGGACGCGGCGCATCGTGTTCGGTGCGTAGGGACTCTGGACCGTCTTGCCGGTCTTCTTGTCGGTGAAGGTGCGCAGGGGCTGGTCACCGATGCGACTGCCGAGGTCAGACCAGTCGATCGCCGCCGCCGCAGGCCGAACGTATGGCTCGACGATCGCATGCTTGCAGCGGCTGTTGGGGCAGCGATAGAGATACTGGGAGCCGTACTTGCCGATCTGGCGGCGCTTGGGGTTCTTCCACCACTGGGTGGCGTGTACCAGCTCGTCGCAGTCGAAGCACCATGCGATCGGTCGAGGCTGCAGGTTCAGGCGTCCGACGTCGGTGCGGCTGAACAGGAAGTAGATCCGGTCCCGCCACTGCGGTGCCCGCTTGTTCTTGGAAGCTTCGCCTTCCTCCTCGTCGCCGATGTGCGCGCTGTTCACGCACACGATCTGCACCTCGTACCCGAGCCCGCAGATGCCCTGGATCCACCAGTCAATCGACGGCCAGTCCATGACCTCGACGACGTTCTCGACGATGACGACCTTGTAGCGGTGGACTTCGGTGGCGCGGAAGACGTCGAGCATGGTGGCGCGCGAGCGAATCCCTCCGTCGGTGGGTACGTAGTCGTCGAGCAGGTCGAGCTGCGCGCGGAGCTTCTTGCGTCCGCCGGCGGGGCTGTGCCAGGTGCACTCGGGGCTGAACCAGCCGATGTCGGTGCGGGGGAGCCGGCGGAGGTCGTAGTTGCTGACGTCGGCGCAGAGGTGTTCGGCGTCGGGGAAGTTCGCGCTGTGGGTCTCGATCGCGCGGTCCCAGTGGTTCGCGGCGAGGACGACGTCAATCCCGGCTTCGTGCAGGCCGATGGACTCGCCACCGGCGCCGCAGAACACGTCCGTCGCGGTCAGGCTCACCGGCTACCTCCGTCGAAGAGGGTGTCGGCGGCGCGGGGGTGGCCGTCGGTGGTGATGAGCTGGCGGGCGCGGAGGCGTTGGAGGTAGGTGTCGCGGCTGCTGCGCTTGTAGCCGGTTTGGAGGGAGAGTTCTTCGCGGTCGACGGGGTCGGGCCAGGCGTGGATGAGTTGTTCGAGGAGGGCGCGTTCCCCGCCGCTGAGGGTGTTGAGCCAGTGCTGGCGTAGTGCCTGTCCGGTGGGGAGGGGTTCGAAGTCGTCACCGAGCGCCTCGACACCGGCGGCGGTGACGACGAGCTGTGAGCCGTGGGACTCGACGAACCCGGCTGCCTTGAGCCGCTGGAGGTAGGTGTCTCGGGAGGACCGCTTGTAGCCGGTGAGGACGATGAGCTGTTCGCGGGTGACGCCCTGGTCGTACTGCGCGACGGCGGTCAGGATGACCCGCTCGCCCTTTCCTAGGTCCGTGGGAGTCGTAATCCCCTGAATGGTCGGACGACGAGGCTGCCGTCGTGGCGTTGGATCAGGACGTTCCTGGGTCCGGGGTGTTGCCACCGGATCAGGACGGTGCACGGCTGGCCGCGTTCGAGGTACGTCTTCCCGATCATGGTCCTCCGTCGTCGTGCGGATGAGCGCACGGAGCAGCGTCAGCTGGTCGATGGTCTCGTTCGTGAGGAACGTCTGCTGCTCAAGCTGCTCGGCCCACTCGGTCTGCGCCAGCGACAACTTGTCGAACGTCGCTTCGAGCCGTGCGACGACGTCCTCCGGGAGCACGGACACCTCGACGCGTTCCGGTGTCGGCGCTGGCTTCGCGCGCTCGGCGGCCAGGTCCCGCTCGAGCTGCGCGATGCGCTTCCGCAGCTGCTTGGGGTCCTCAGCGGCCGCGCGTTCGATGGTCTCGGCCATCGCCTCCTTGATCGCGGCGAGGTCGACGTCGGCGAGCGTCGCCGGCGGGCGGCGCTTCTGGCCCACCTTGGGGGTCGCGCCGCTGTCGAAGGTGCGGCGACGGTCGAACTGGATCCGCTTCAGGATGCGCAGCGCACCGGGCGACCACACCCACGCCTCACCGTCGGCGAGCCCGGGCAGCGAGGCGAGGAGCTTGGGGTCGACGTCCTGGTCCTGCACCCAGTCCTTGATCGACTGGCGGGACCGTGGGCCGATGGTGCGCAGGACGATCAGGGTGTCGATGAGCTCGAGGACGTCCTTGTTCAGCACCGAGGACCGCTGCGAGATCAGCGTGCAGCCCAGGCCCTTGAACCGGCCCTGCTTGACGATGCGCTGCCAGACGCTGACGAGCTCGGCCTGGTCGCCCTTGACCACCTGGGGCAGGTACTCGTGCGCCTCCTCGAGGAACAGGTGCAGCGGCTCGGCGCCGTCGTCGTCGGCGTGGGCGAACAGGTGCCGGCCGAACGCGAGGAGGAAGCGGGTCGTCTCGGCCTTGGTGAACTGGCTGACGTCGAGCACGCACGTCAGGCGGTGGCGCAGGACCAGGTCCGCGATGAGGACGCCGGCGGTGGGCTCGAGGTCGACGTCGCCGTGGCGGCCGCCGAAGACGACGACGGGCAACCCTGGGCCTTGGCCGTCTGCGGAGCTGCGGACGCCGTACCAGTCGCCCTTGGGGTCGACGGCGACCCACGGGATGCCGGCGTCGTACATCCGCTCGGCCATGGTGACGGCGGCGTTGCTCTTGCCGGCGCCCTTCGTGGCGAGGACGCCGAAGGTGCCGGTCGCCGCGTCGAGAGGCAGCGTCAGGTCGGGGGAGATCCGTAGGCCGGTCATCGACCCTCGCCGGACGGGGTGTTGTGGTGTGAGCAGCCGGGGGCGGTGCTGTTGTCGGTGTGGAACCGCCCGCACGCCTGCAAGCGGGCGGGCTGTGGGTTGTTCTGGAGCGGGCAGTCGATGGGGTCGTCGAAGGACGAGTGCGCGTGCGGCGTGGTGATCCGACACCGCACCGGGGTGCTAGTGGACGCCTTCCAAGCCTCGTGGAACGTGTCCTTGTGGTGCGGGTGAGGGCACGTCGGGAGGCAAACGCCCTGGTCATCGGGGGTGTGGACGTAGCCGATGTCGATGGTGTGGGCGCACGATGAGTCGCAGACGTGTGCGCGGTAGGGCTGCTTGCTCTGTTCGGTCACAGGTTCCACCACCGCTTCGGCTTCACGCGGCGGTAGTCCTCGACGGTCAGATGCTCAGGCTCGAGCCGCTGCACGAGCACGGGAGCGCCCTCGGCGTCGTACCCAGTGAGGTAGACGACGTGATCCTCGGTAATCGTCACCGTCAGGTCATTCACGGTCGCCACCACCAGACGGGGCGTTACCGTCAGTTCCCCGAAGACGCGGGTGCGTGTGGTGGAACGGGTCGAAGTGCCGTGCGCGGTCCAGTTCTTTCAGCCGTCGTTGGAGGTCGGCCTGCTGCTCTGGCGACAGGTGCGGCACCGTTGGACACCAGCCGTGGTGCATCCGTCCGAGGGATCGGATAGGTACGCCAGGGCCGTCGTGAGGCTCAGGAACGGCGTAGCACTCGGTGCAGGTGCCCTCGGGGAGTAGCGCCTCGACCTGCTGGATCACCTCGTCGGAAAAGATCGACAGGCCGTGCTCGCGGATCATCGTCGCCAGGGCGTCGCGGAACGCTTTGGCCTTCCGGCGCTCGTCAGCAACCGGCTCAGAAGGCTGCGCAGGGCCGGTCACCGTGAGCCTCCGAACAACTGGAAGTGCAGGTGGCTCGCCTGACAGGACACGCAGGAAGTCAGGTGGCAATCGGGCCAGCGGACTTCACCGCCACCGTGGTCGCTCAGGTGCAGCAGAAGACGGCGCAGCATGTCGACGTCCACCTGCTTCAGCGACAGCGTCGTTGCTGGTTCGTGGGTCACGATGCGCGTCGCTCTCTGAGTTCGAAAAGACCAGCCCAGTCGGGCCGGGCGGCGATGAGCGCGCGGACCATCGGTGCGCGCAAGGTGTTGTCGAGCTGGTAGCGGTTGCCGTTGGTCTCGACGTGGCCGCGGAGCTGCTCGAAGAGGGCACCGATCCCGAGCCGGCGGGCACCCGCGCTGACGTGCTGTTCGATCAGCTGAACGAGGCGCTCCCGGACGTGGGGGTTGGCGGCGTCGAAGGCGAGGAACCGCTGCGTGATCGTGTCGGTCGGCTCCGGGATTTGCGCGCGCAATGCGCGCACCTCAGCGTCGGGTTGCTGCATCCGGCGGCGGAGGGCGTCCAGCGTCCGCGTCGGGTCGACCTGCGACGTGGGATCGGGCTGGCCGGCCTGGGCCCAGGGTGCGTGCAGGTCGCATCTCCACCCGGCCGGGTAGAGCCGGGCTGTGGCGCGGCAGCCGTAGGTGCAGGGCTGGCTGTGCAACGCCGCGTGACGACGCGCGATGTTCGCCGCGACCCGCGCAGGGACCTGGAAGTCGGTCATGACGCGGCCGCCCTGGCGTTGCGTGCGCCCGCGCGACGGTCGGGCCGGTTCCGCTGGTAGTGCCGCTCCGCGATCGCGCAGGTTCGGCAGGGCTCTTCGCGGCGGGCGACGTGCCGGACATAGGCGGCGTGGGTTCCGCACGGTCGGAGCTGCCGTGGTTGGGGGAGCTGTTCGGTCCAGCCCAAGAGGTCCCGTGCGGTCCGCTCGTCGTCGACCATGCCGGCGAGGACGACCGCGACGGCCTGCCAGTCGGTCACTTGCGCGAGCGCGACCCGGACGAGCCGGCGGTCTTGACTGTGAACGGCGTCGACCAGCTGGAGGGCGGGAGCGACTGCTGTCTCGGCCCGCACATAGGTGCGCTCGTCGATCATGATGGCCCCCCGTTGCGGTGGAGGGGCTGCAGGGTGTGCCGGGTGCGGCCGGTGCGGCGTCGCCATTCGCGAACGTAGTCGGCGGCGGCCTGACGGCATGGTGCACAGAGCGTCTCGTTGTGGCGCTTGTGGCTGTTGGCGCCGGCGTAGGTGCCGCAGGTCTCCCGCACGATCGGGGGCTTCATGACGCCACCGCGATGGTGGGCCAGCGGACGGACTTGAGAGCGACCCGGTGGGAGTCGGGGACGACGTACAGACCGCTCAGGTGGTCCAGGCCGATGGCGTGCAACCAGAGGGCGTCGGCGCGGTTGTCGTCGCCGCAGGTCGCGACGTTCGGGAGCCGGCGGGCAGCAGACTCGATCATCGCGCCCTTGGGCCCGTTGCCCTTGCCGGTCGCGTATTTCTTCAGGGTGGCCGGGGCGACTTCAGCGACGGCGATGCCACGGTGCGCGAGGGCTTGCACGACGAGCCACCACAGCCCGGACCGGTCGTGCATGTGGCCGCTGTTCGTGCCGTACGACGGGCCCTCGACGACGACGAGCTGGGCGCCTTCGCAGTGCATGACGACCTCGGCGCGAATCTTGCGGAGCCGTGCGGTGCGGGTCGCGAGGCTGTCGTCCTTCTTGCCGGCTGAGCGGATCAGCCACGTCCGGTCGCCGTCGCTCATCCCGGTCCCGGTCAGCGACAGGTCGAGGCCGAGGACTTGGGGGGTCGGCGGCGTTGGCACGGCTCCCACGCCCAACGCCGCCGGCCTGGTCCCCTCCGGTTCCACCCGGAGAGCTAGTTGCCCGACCGGAGGTGTCTGCGCCGTGAGCGCACCCCCCCGGGTCACCTCCGGTCGGGCGCTGACCGCCCGGACGAGGCCTTCCCCTAACCCCATCCCGGCGGAGTCTCCGAGCAGCAACGCAGGTACGGCTCCGGGGTTCTGGTCCCCATCGTGACCGTCCTTCGCTGGAACGTGCGAAGAGGCGTTGACGCCGCTACTCGAAGCTGTGAGGTGCTGGCCGGTCATCGGCTGCGTCCATCGAGGACGTCGGGGGCGTTATGGCGAGATGCGATCTCGGCTCGGCGGGCGTCGAAGTCGGGGTCAGATCGGGCTTTGAGAAGTGCCTCGGTGACCGGTCCCTGGTCGATGAACTCGGCGTTGATCTGGACGTGCTGATGGAAGCCGCAGCCGTCGCAGGACATGCTCGGCATGACCTGGCCGTACTGCACCACCTGCCACGTCGGCCACGGCAGCATCGCTACGACACGCTCTCCACGCTCGCAGGTGTGCGCCTGCCAGACGTGGATGCCGTCCTCGTCCAGCCAGAACCGGGCCGAGATCGCGCCCGCGTTGCCGACCATCGGCTCCCACGACGGGCGCGGGCCGGGAGGCTCGCTGAAGACCCACCCGATGCGGTCGCCCTTCGTCTCTCGAAGCGCGATGGCGTCCGGTCGGTAGGGGTGCGCTGGTGTGCTCATCCGCGCCCGACCAGGTCAGCGAGCAGACCACCCACACCAGTGAGCACCAGGGTCAGGGCGGCGAGCTCCAAGCACAGGACCTCAAGGATCGCCGTGTGCACCATCAACGCGACCAAGCCACCGATCGCCAACCAAGGAGCAGCGATCGCCGCGGCCAACCACGACGCCCGCGTCACGCCGACACCCGGACGGCAGCGCCCGCATGGCCGGTCACGAGCTGCACCGCCGCGACATGCGCGCAAGGCGCGGGCCGGGTGCAGGTGCAGTCCCAGACCCCGTCGAGGAAATCCACCGCATAGGCCGGCCCGCCCTGCCGGGAGGACCGGACCCGGGCGATGACCTGATCCACGACGTGGGACTGCTTCACGCAGTCCGCGCGGAGAACCGTCAAGCGACCCTCACGGAGCACCGACAGTGCCTTGGAGCGCAACGGAGACGCGGTGCTCGTGGTCATGCCTTCGTCGGGATCCGACCCCGCAGGTCGCGCAGGTAGTCCTCGACCTGCCGAGGTGTCGCCGCGTCGGTCGTGACTCCGTTCGACCAGCGCAGGAAGTCGCTGTCGACGTCGAAGTCCGCGGGCATGTCCGTCGCGGCGATGTCGATCTCCTGCCACAGCACGTCGATGTCAGGCACCACTTCCGCGTCGATGACACCCGTCGTCACGTCGACACCGTCCGGGTCGGCCGGCACGTCGGCAGCGGACACCGCGGGAGCGCCCTTCTCGGCCTGAACGTCGGCGGCAGCGCGGAGCTGCTCACGTAGGTACTCCGACGAGGTCGGCACGAACGGCTCGAGGCGGTGCACGACGGTCTTGAGAACCATCGCCTCTTCCCATTTCACCCACGGCGACGTCGGCTTGTCGCTGCCACGCGACATGGCCCGCACCTTCGCCAGGTAGCTCTGGTTGACGACGATGACCTTGCTGGTGCTGCCATCGCGCATCACGGCGTAGGCGTAGGCGCCCAGGATCGGACCGCGGTCACCGAACCAGTCGACCTCGTGCTGCGGGCGGTCCATGTCGGGGGTGAAGTGGAAGACGTCGTTGCCGTGAACGACCTCGGCCTTGACGCTGCTGATCGCGCCGGCCCGGTACATCCGCTCGATAACGCCCCTATAGCCTTCCCAGCCTTCGACCTTCCCGCCCATGGGGACGAGGTAGAACGCCTCGGTCCCGGGCTCGTGGCCGAGGCGCGCGGCCTCACGCAGCGCGAAGATCAGCGACGCCGGGTCGTTCTCGGCGGCCGTCTTGAGCTGCGGGTTCTTACGGAGCGCACCGACGGCGAGGCGGATGAACGTGTCGGCCTTGACGTGCGCGGGGAGCAGCTCGGCGAACTCGACGCGGTACTGCGGGACGAGGTTCACGACGCTGCGGTCCTGCTGAGCAACGGCCGTGCTGACGCTGCCGTTGGGAGAGGTCTCGGTCATGGGGCGCTGGTCTCCTTGCTGATGGGGCCGGTCGGGTCCTTCGTCAGGGCGACGTCCGGACGCAGGAACGGTGGGTTGTCGCCGCGTCCGGGGACCCGGAGTGCGACGCGCTCGCCGAGGCAGACAGCGCGTCGTGCACGGCCCATCGCGTCGAGGACTTGGGAGGCGGTCAGGGACTTCACGCCGTCGGCTTCCTTGCAGGCGAGGAGCGCGTCGCGGTAGGCGTTGCGCAGCTCGAGGGGGATCTCGACGTCTTCGGGGTCGATGTCGGGGTGGAGCTCACGGACGGCCTGGTAGGTCGCTCCGTGGGTGTCGAGGTCGGGCCTGTCGTTGTCCCTCAGCCGGCGGATGAATTCGGCACCTGCGGTGCGCATCGTGTCGACGTCGGTCTGGTCGGCGTGGATCGTGTACTCGCGGTAGTCCTGGCCAGCGATCAGGACCGACAGGTCACCCACCGGCAGGCCCAGAACGTCGAGGTACCAGCGGAACTGGGCCAGGTAGTAGACCGGGACCTGGTCGCTGCCCTCATCACCCCAGCCGATGTCGTCGCGCGACACCTTGCCTTCCCACAGCCGAAACGGCACGTCCGGAGCGGGTCGGCGCCGCAGGCTGAGCAGGCCGTCGGGGTTCGCGAGTTGCCACGGCCGGTCGGTGTTGACGAACGTCCCGCACGGGCCGAGCTCGAACTCCGGGTGGTTGTCGAGGTACTTGCCGAGCAGGACGGGCTCGAGGCGCTTGCCCCACTCCATCTCCGGGTTCTCGACCTGCTCCGCGATCTCGCCCCTCTTGCGGCACCACAACGAGAACTGGGACTCCCACGGGCTCAGGCCGAGAACGGCGGCGATCTCACTGCCGCCGAGCGCGACCTTGCGAGCCGCGTGCCACTCGCGGTCCTGGGGCGTCCAGGTCCCGAGGTAGATGCCGCTGGGGGTGAGGCGTTCACCCACCTCCGGTGCGCTGGCGCTCACTCGGCACCGGCCGCGTCGTCGGGCTCGCCGTCGTCGCCGTCGTCGCCGTCGTCGGACGGGTCGCTGTCGTCATCGGCGAGGGGTGGCATGCTGTCGGGCTTCGTCTCGGCCAGAACCCCTTGCGCGTAGGCGAACTCGCTCAGCTGGGCGACGCTCTTGCACGCCTGCACCGATTCCGACGTCGCGTTCTCGACCCCGCCGAAGTAGTCGACGAACAGCGCGTCGACCTCGCCGATCGACATCTCCTGCTCGGAGGCCCAGTCCTTGATCATGTCGATCAGGGACTCGCGCTTTTCCTCATCGGAGGCGTCGAACAGCGCGGGCTGCTTCGCGAGGAACCCACCCTCGGCCCGGATCTGAGTGATGCGGTGCCGGAGCTGATCGATCTCGTGGGGGTCGCGGATCTCGACGGCGTGGATCGCGCCGTACCTGGTCTTCGTGACCCGGCCCTTCTCCTGCGTCTCCCCACCAACCCCAGCGGCTTCGACCTCGATGATGAGGAGCCGGCGGGTGCAGGTCCGGCCGGAGACCCAGTCCTGGAAGTCGGATTCGGAGTCTTGGCTGCGGATGGTGCCGCCGGGCAGGGCGGGCTTGAGGGTGGCGGACATCAGTCCGCCACGAGACGGAGCTCGTCGGCCTGCTCACGCTGCCGACGAACCTCGTATCGGCCAGGAGCGATCCCGGTGTACGCGTGCTCAGGGTGCGCGAGGTAGGCCGTTGCGCCCTCGGGAACGTCGAGGATGCCCAGCAGCAGATCGGTGTCGGAGGCGGTGCGCTGGTCGAACATGACCGGGCCATCAGCGAGGAGCAGATGGGTGTTTCCGCCGCTCTCACCACGGACGACGGCGACGCCCTCGGGCGGGACGGGTGTTGTCGCGGACCCAGTCGTGATGGGGATGACCGCGACGTCACCCTGCATCTGTAGCCCGGACAGGATCGGGACGGTCGCGTCACGGTCGAGGTGGTCGAGGACATCGACGCCGTAGCGGGTGACGGCCTGGGCGATGGTCATGCTGGACAAGGGGTGCTCCTTCAGGGTGGTGGTCATGACCGGCGTTCGCAGGTCGCGTACTGCTTGGGGGTGAGGCCGTAGGTCCAGGCCGCGGCGGCGAGCGGTGTCTTGCAGGTCGCGGGGACGGTGAGGCCGTATCGGCGTCTGGTGCCGTCACGTTCGACGGTGCCGTTGGTGACGAGCAGGACCCGGACGTCGGCGTCGTAGATCGCGGTGGGGACGTCGTACAGGGCAAGGTCGTGGCCGGGGTTTCCCGGGTCGGGTTGCGCATCGCCGATCTGCTCGAGCTCGGCGTCGATGACGAACTTCGACCAGCCGAGTCGTTCGATGGCGCACCTGCGGATCTCGGTGTTGCGTTCGCGGAGGATGCGGCTGGTGTCCCAGCCGGTCTGGATGAGGTCGGCGGGGACCTGTGTGCCGTGCCAGGCGTAGATGGCCCAGCCGTCGGGGTAGAGCAGCGCGGGGCCAGTTTCGTGGTGGAGTCGGCCTTGGTTATCGCGGTGCAGCTGGGTGGGGCGTTCGGTGACGACGGCGACGTCGGGGGACGCGGGCCACCACCAGCCGGCGTTGCGGGCTACCTGGATCTGACCGCGGATGGGGTCGAGTCCGGTGACGCCGAGTTCGGCGTAGGTGTCGTAGTAGCTGTAGTAGCCGGCCCAGAGGTTCCCGGCGATGACGGTGCGGTACCACTGTCCGACCTGCGAGCCGACCTGCGAGCCGACCTGCGAGCCGACCTGCGAGTCGACCTGCGAGCGGACCTGCGAGCCGACCTGCGAGCCGACCTGCGAGCGGACCTGCGAGCCGACCTGCGAGCGGACCTGCGAGCGGACCTGCGAGCCGACCTGCGAGCCGACCTGCGAGTCGACCTGCGAGTCGACCTGCGAGCGGACCTGCGAGCGGACCTGCGAGCGGACCTGCGAGCGGACCTGCGAGCCGACCTGCGAG